TTATCAGGCTGACCTTTTAGCAGATTTCAACGATTATCGATTTAATGTAATTCTCAAAGCCAGACAGCTTGGTATCTCAACTATTGCCGCTGGCTATGTTGTTTGGTTGATGCTGTTTCATAGGGATAAAAATATCCTTGTTATGGCCACAAAATTTAAAACCGCTTCAAACTTGGTTAAAAAAGTTAAGGCGATTATGAAAAATCTTCCAGAATGGATTATTATTTCAGAGATTTCAATAGACAATCGTTCATCATTCGAACTTTCCAATGGTTCCCAGATCCAGGCAGCCTCAACCTCCGGCGATGCCGGCCGCTCAGAGGCTCTCTCTCTGTTGGTTATTGATGAGGCAGCCCATGTTGAAAACCTCGATGAATTGTGGGCGGGACTATACCCTACAATCTCAACAGGAGGTCGTGTTATCGCTTTGAGCACCCCCAACGGTGTGGGAAATTGGTTTCATAAAGTATATTCGGAAGCTGCAGAAGGCTCAAATGATTTTCATCCCGTTAATTTACGGTGGGATAGTCACCCAGAAAGGGATCAGGCATGGTTTGATAAAGAAACCAGGAATATGTCAAGGAGGGAAATAGCACAGGAACTCGAATGCAACTTTAATACTTCGGGAGAATCTGTAATTCATCCGGAAGATATCGCCTGGATAGAGGAAATGGTATGTGATCCACAATACAGGACCGGATTCGATAGAAATATGTGGATTTGGGAAAAATACGAGCCAGACAACTCTTATTTGCTGGTAGCTGATGTTGCTAGAGGTGACGGCGCAGATTATTCTGTATTTCATATTCTAAAGCTGGAAACAATGGAGGTGGTAGCCGAATATCAGGGCAAGCCGAGCCTCGATATGTATGCAAATATTTTATTGCAGGCCGGTAAAGAATACGGAAATTGTCTTCTTGTTGTCGAAAATGTTGGCATTGGCATCTCTGTTTTGGAAAAACTCATTGATTTAGAATATCCAAATTTATATTACTCAATAAAGAGCACTCACGAGTTCGTGGATAGCTACCAGGGGGAAACAAACAGTTCGGCAGTACCTGGATTTACAACATCTTCCAGGACCAGACCACTAATTGTTGCAAAATTGGAAGAATTCATAAGAAACAAACTAATTAGGGTATATTCAGTTCGTTTTTCAAATGAGATGCGAACTTTTATTTGGCATAATGGCAAACCTCAAGCAATGAGGGGTTATAATGACGATTTGACAATGGCTCTAGCTATTGCATGCTGGGTTAAGGACACAGCACTGTCGATAAATAAGAAGGAATCAGATTACAAAAAGGCTTGTTTAGGGTCAATAATAAAAGTTGATACAAAAATCAATACAACAATCCCAGGAATGCAAGGGTACGATAGAAAACAAGCTCTGGATGAGAAAATGTTTCAGGCAAAAGATGATTATAAAAAATATTCATGGTTAATAAAAGGATAGAAAATGGCAGATAGAAAAAACAACCCCTATAATCCCCAATCAGAATTATTCAGGCGCCTCACTCGCTTGTTCTCTGGGCCAATCGTAAATTGGCGCACCCAGATGAATCGCAAAATACGAAGGACCTCATTAGACAAATATTCAACACAGTTTAAGTCTGCATCTGGCCAGCAATTTAGAAAAGCAGAGTATAGCCCCTTTGATGTCATGCATTCTAAAATCCTGGCACAACAAAACAGGGCCGAGAGATATGTTGATTATGAACAAATGGAATACATGCCAGAAATTGCTTCAGCAATGGATATATATGCCGATGAGATGACAACTCACTCTGCTTTATCTCCGATGTTGAACATTGAGTGCACAAATGAAGAAATAAAGGCTGTCCTGTCCTCTTTATACGAAAATGTCCTAAACATTAACCACAACCTTTTTGGTTGGTGCCGTTCAATGTGTAAATATGGAGATTTTATTCTCTATATGGATATCGATGAGACGATCGGAGTTAAATCTGTTATCCCCATCCCTCTCAGAGAAGTTGAGCGAATGGAGGGCGAAGATCCCACCAATCCAAACTATATTCAATATCAATGGAATAGTGCCGGCATGACTTTCGAAAATTGGCAAGTCGCCCATTTCCGAGTATTAGGAAACGATAAATACACTCCATATGGCACATCTGTTTTAGATCCAGCTCGCCGTATCTGGCGCCAGCTTGTTTTGATGGAAGACGCGATGATGGCATATAGAATCGTCCGATCTTCCGAGAGAAGGGTATTCTACATTGATGTGGGAAATATTGCTCCTCAAGATGTCGAGACATTCGTTCAAAAAACAATTACATCTATGAAGCGAAATCAGGTTGTCGATGCCACCACGGGCCGTGTAGACCTTCGCTATAACCCCCTCTCGGTCGAAGAAGATTATTTCATCCCAGTTCGTGGAGGAGAATCTTCAAAAATTGAAAATCTCCCCGGTGGCCAATTTACCGGAGATATTGACGATGTTAAATATCTCAGAGACAAGATGTTTGCAGCATTGAAAGTTCCCGCTTCATACCTTTCGGCCGGCGAAGAATCAGCTGAAGACAAAACAACACTCTCACAGAAAGATATGAGATTCGCCAGAACAATTCAGCGCCTTCAGCGCGCCGTCATTACCGAATTAGAAAAGATTGGTATTGTACACCTCTATACTTTGGGATTTCGCGGAGATGATTTGGTTAGTTTTCGATTAAGACTAAACAACCCATCGAAAATCGCAGAAATACAAGAACTAGAGCACTGGAAAATAAAATTCGACATTGCAGGCGGAGCTACTGAGAATTTTTTCTCTCGTCGTTGGATAGCACAAAACATTTTCAGCCTCTCTGAAGAAGAATTTGTGCGCAATCAGAGAGAAATGTATCATGATAGAAAATATGAGGCAGAGTTAAATGCGACTGCAGAGGTAGCCGGCGAACAAGCCGCTGCCGATTTCGGTGGTAATTTGGGATCAGCTGACGAATTAGACCTGGGAGGAGAAGGCCCGCTGGACTTAGAAGACCTCGGCGCCGAAACAGAAGCAGATGAGGAAATCGAAGGTTCGCTACTGGCAGCCCCCGCAAATAGGAACGATAGAAATCAAAAATATACTCAAAATTCTGTTTCCCGAAAGGCAAAAGGTAAGTCATATGTTTCGAAAAAATTGCGAGGTGGTGACTCCCGGTCAGGCCGCCAGCAAAATTATTTAGGAATCGCAATACCGAAGCCAAAAGATATTTTACCGGGTTCATCTGACTTTAGGAGTCTTTCACGGGGTATTTACGAGGTCGAGCAACCTACTTATCCCGGTGGAGACGAAATTTCTCTTTTTGAGAATAGTCTGAGAGTCCATAAGTTAATTCAAGAATTGGAATATTCGGAGAACCAACCAGATGAAAATGAAACATAATAAAAAACGAAATACCGCTTTTATATACGAAGCGATTATAAGGGAGTTGGCGAAAGCCATGGTGGAAAATAATAGACAGAAACAAACAACTATTGTTAGCTTGATTAAAGGCCATTTCAAGGGCAGTTCTGCTTTAGCAAAAGATTTGGATTTATATAAGTCTATTTTGGAGACCAACGGCGTTGACAAATATACTGCCGAAAAGGTTATTTTTCAATCTCGAACGATAAAAGGCGGTATAAACCACCGACAATTATTTGAAGAACAGACAAAAGTTATCAATAAGATTAATAAATCTATTTCTCCAGATGTATTTTCGAATTTTATTCCCAACTACAAGGATCTGGCTACTATTTTTCAAATATTTAATCCAAAGACCAAAATGAGACAGAGGGTTCTCTTAGAGGGGGAAATTATCGAAAAGATGATCTCCGAATCCGCACGAGAAGAAGAACTATTAAAGCCAATTGATAAGCTGACCTATAAGACTTTCGTTAAAAAATTCAATGAAAAATATTCAAATTCCCTTTTGTCCGAACAGCGCAACTTGTTAAAACATTATATTTCCTCTTTTGCTGATAACGGAATAGATTTAAAAATATACTTAAATGAAGAGATTCCTAGATTGATAGAACATATGAAAAAATCTTTGGAATTAAAAGAGGTCAGAGAAGATACAGAAATGGAGAGCAAGACACAAAAGGTTATTAATATCCTGGAGAGTACCTCTAAACGTCAAGTTGATAATAAATTTATTCACGAAATATTAAAAATCCAGGATTTGGTTAAGGAATTTAATTAATGGGAATCTTAGTCAAATTCGGAAAGGGAGATACCGTACAAACAGTCTCTTTGGAATTAAAAGCGCGAAAGTCACTAGACGGAAACATCATGATTTTTGATCATCAGGAAATAGATATTGTCATAATGCCAAAAAAGAGTAAAATTGTAACTTTTGCAAAAAATGACTTTTCAGAAACTGTTTATGGTGCCCAAAATAGAATGTTCGAGTTTCTGAAGCGAAAAGGTGTTGTGAATTACGACACGATTCGGGGCGGAAATGTTTATGGTTCACTTGAGGGAACAATCCCCACTCCTCAAGATGAAAATGTAAATTCGATTGATCATGCTATTTATGGAATTTATAAATTCTTAAAAGAAGAAACCCCATATTATAATTATATTAATGATTATGAAGAGATGCTTGAAGATTATTTCACCAAGCCGACAGAAGAAGACTCGACAGCCCTCGGCGCTGTCCCCCAATCCACGGAAAAAGGTTCAGTAAGGCCCGGATACTCATACCAACCATACTGGATGAGTTACATGCTCGAAGGAAAAGAAAAATGAAAACTAACAAATCACAGTTGAGAAGGCTTATTGAAGAGGAGATCAAATTGATTTCAGAAACCGGATCCCGCAACCCGATGTACCTCCAAGCGAAACGACTCGTAGGACTCGACCATGCTAAAGCGGCCGCTAAAAATTTGCAAATGGCCATCGAAACGGAATTCTTCGATCCAATTGAACACAAAAAGACCTTACTTACATTAATCGACTTAGTCTTAAAATTAGAATAATAGAATTGCCTCTCCTCTATTTTGTTTTAACAGCCTATGGTCTAACTCAGTTGATCTGCTATGCCAAGATTTTTAATAAAATCCGACCAAGTGGTCATTTTTGGACATGTCCAATGTGCATAGGATTTTGGGTGGGGATACTTTTATGTGGCATAAACCCATGGACAGAACTATTTATATTTGAATTAACCGCTGTAAATCTATTTATTTGTGGATGCATAAGTTCTGGTACTTCATATGTATTGAACATGCTTTTTGGAGACCGGGGTATTAACCTCGTCATAAGGGAGAAAAAATAATGTTTAGAAGGTGGATGCTACGAGGGGTTCGACGCTGTAAAAACGGTTGTTGACCACTTTAAAAAGGATAATAAAATGAGTAAAGTTTTACTACGAGAATACTATGCCCTCTGTGAGGGCGGCACCTGTCAAGATTTGTTAACAGAGGCTGAGAAAATAGATATACAGAAGAACGGATCCCTGTATTTAACGGGTTTGATGCAATGTGCCGCCAAACCAAACGGAAATATGAGAATATATCCAGAAAATATTTTAGCTCGTGAGGTCCAAAATTATAAAAAATTAGTTAATGAAAATCGTGCTCTTGGCGAACTGGATCATCCGGATGATTCAGTCATCAATTTAAAGAATGCTTCGCATATTGTAACAAACATCTGGATGGAAGGTCCAGAAGTTAAGGGTACTGTCAGGGTACTTAATACACCATCGGGAAAAATCCTTCGCTCTTTAGTCGAAGGCGGCTGCCAGCTGGGCATCTCGTCTCGTGGCCTCGGCTCTGTCCGGGAAATGTCTGATGGGTGTGTCGCAGTGGAAGATGATTTCCAGCTTATTTGTTTTGATTTCGTCTCCGAGCCATCAACACCAAATGCATTTATGAACTTGCAGGAAGGCAAGAAATATAAAGAGCCAAACATTTTTACCAAGGCCGATAGAATTAATCGAGCCTTGAATAATATCTTGGGTGATAAATGAAAAAAAATGAATTACAAAAAATCTTAAAACCCCTCATCAAAGAATGTATCAAAGAAGTAATCTTTGAAGATGGTGTCCTGTCTGGAATAATCTCCGAGGTTGTCCAAGGAATAGGCCAACAAAGAATCGTTGAAACCGTTGAATCAAAACGGCCAGAGCCTGACTTCTCAAGAAGCCAGCGCATCGAACTCCAAGAAGAATCGAGACTTCAAATGGAAGAAAAAAAGAGAAAATTAGAAGAGTCAATGGGCGGCGGCTTCAAAGGAATTTTTGAAAATGTAGACCCAATTTCGAATGGTGGTTCAACAAGAGAATCCAAAACAAAAGGCCCGCTTTCAGCATATGCACCAAACGATGCTGGTGTGGATATTTCCGCCATAATGTCTTTGGGTGGAGCGAAAATATGGAAAAATATGAGCTAGTTTTTACATCCACTCGTGGCAAGAGTCTTTAATATTCCGCATCTGCTGATATAAAAAGCAAAAAAACACATTTGAGATAGTATTTATATGGAAGAGGGTTCCTGAATAATGTCAAGGTTTAGACCGAGCAGAAATTATGTTAGTGGTAAGGTTGTATTCGATGGTGGACCAGTTGACATAACCGGAGACCTTGTAGTTTCGGGCACGATTACAGCAAATCAATATAACGTAAATGTTGTCAATACCAATGTCAGCCACATAGACATGGATGGTTCTACAAAATTTGGTGATACTCCGGACGATACTCATCAATTTACAGGGTCCGTATTTATTAATGGCCCGATCTCCGCCAGCTCGTTTGTGGGTCCGATCTCCGCCACCCCCGCAGGGGCGGATACCCAAGTCCAGTATAATGATGCTGGCTCATTCGGCGCCGACACAGATTTTGTTTGGAATAAAACAACGAATACACTGACGGTCACAGGTGATATTACTGCTTCGGCAAATATTTCCGGCACATTCTTTTATGGAGACGGCTCCAACTTAACAAATCTGCCAGAAGGCACACCGGCAGGATTAGATACACAAATACAATTTAACAATGCAGGCACTTTTGGCGCCACAGCGGACTTGACTTGGGATGGCACAAATCTGTCTTCTTCAACCATCGTCCCGAATGCAACAACAACATATGATTTGGGATCCACAGATTTAAGCTGGAATACTCTCTATACTGACAGTGTTATTGGAGACCTACAGGGTGCAGTACTATTTGATGCCCGTAACGACGAAGGGGATGCGATATCTAAAGGTCAGGCAGTTTATATAAATGGTATATCCGGCCAAACACCGACTGTCGCACTGGCTGCATGTGATGATCCGAATAAAATGCCAGCTTTTGGTTTGGCTGCCACCGATGCCGCTGACTCTGCCACAGTTCAAATCGTAACATTTGGAAGTATTTCCAACCTTAACCTTACAGCTTTATATGGGCAGGTATTTACAGAAGGAGACACTGTTTACATCCAGACGGGTTCTGGTGGAACTTCTGGGAGTTTAACACCCCTTGTTCCCACTGGATCAGACCATCTGATACAAAATTTAGGAATAATAGTTAGAGACGGCGGCGGCGGCGATGGGCAGATTAAAGTCGGTGGTGCCGGCAGAACAAATGCGACTCCGAATTTAGACAAGGGCTATCTATTTATAGGCAATGATTCCGACCAATCAGTTCAAGATAACACACTATTTGTCTCTTCGTCTGCCGGAAAGGTTGGTATCAACAATCTAAATCCAACACATACCTTAACAGTATCTGGCGATTTCAGTGCCTCTCTTAATGTCTCTGCTTCTGCCTTTTATGGTGATGGGTCAAATTTAACCGGTATAGAAGTACCCCTTTTGGTTGGAAACTCCCTTTTTGTTGATGGCATTAATGGAAATGATGGCACTGGAACTAGGGGCGACAAATCACAACCGTATTTGACGATATCCTCGGCAATTGCAGCTTCAATCGCGGGCGATGCAATTTATGTCACTCCAGGGGACTATCCTGAAACCTCTTTGGCAATACCCGCAGGCCGAGCCTTATTTTCGCAGGGAGGCTATGCACAAACCTCTATCGGCATAACATCCTCGGCCACGGATATTATCACAACAGTTGACGATACTTGGATCGAGGGATTCACTGTCCATGTTCCAACCGGCTCTTCAAATGCGGGCATCCGCTATACCGGTACCGGTGGAACTATGCAGGCTTACTCCATGGCTTTTTCTGGCGATGGGGCTAGTGGGCAAGGGGATGGTTTCGTAAAAACTGGGACAGGCAAGGTAATTGGATCCGAAATTAGATTGGTTAAAGGCGGATTGAGTTCCATTATCAGGGTAGATCAGGGAGTCATGGCATTTGAATCGATTCATGTTCCGTCCGCCTCTGGTGATATCACAAATGTCGCCCTTGCCGAAGGTACAGGGCGCGCCCAATTAATCAATTTTAACGCCGGGAATTCAAATGTTGTCAATGCAATGACCGTTTCTGGTTCCGCTACTGCAATTTGTCTAAGTGTAAATTGGTTTAATATCCAAAATGGGCTTAATATCCAGCAAGATGGGGTGAATGTGGAGATAAATGGCGGAAAGATCCAACCTTCCGCATATGCTGTCACAATGAATAACTCTGTAACCTATACCAGTGCTTCGGTCATCTCTCTAACAAATATCAATTCCCACCCCGATTTCAATTTTCCTCCGTCTGCTCTCAATGCTCAATTCGAGATAACATTTGCAACTACCTCAAATACTGATCATGATGCTGCCGAGAATTTATTTGGCACCGATTTCGTCGTAGGATTCCCAGAAAAAGGATCCGCAATGGCCATTGGCAACGGATCTTCATATGCTTCTGGGATAAAAGTATATACCAGTGACGGAACAGATACTACAACAACAACTGGATCTTTGATTGATGTCACAACTTCGGCATCTTCGATTGTTGGTTCGCCATTTACTTTTCAGGGAGGATCACCCGATCATTGCATATATTTTGGTTCGACAAGAAAGGATGTAGATTCAAATCCACTTAAATATTATGGGATCAATGTTGATACATCCGTTGGTTCGTTGACTGGTGCCTATGTATACGAGATCTGGAACGGGTCGGCATGGTCCGATATAGATTATCAATGCACTTCTGTGGATGCTGGCTATCGGTATGCCAACAACCCATTTATGCGAACAGATAGCGAGGAATTCATCAGATTTGGACTCGACGACGATACAACCTGGGCTATTTCTACGATCGGTGGCGATGCCGCATACTGGACCCGCTGTAGGATAGTTACCTCTGCTAGTCTACCACAGTTTGAAAAATGGTGGGTGACCCCAACACACCTTTCTATTAGTGAAGCTGGTGTGAGACAGTCACACGGTGGTGCTATCTGGCAGGTGGAACTTGGTGCTTCCGGAAATGTTTTTGGTGAATCTGGCGGAGTCGTCGGGGCTAATATCCCTGTCGGGTCAGGGGGTCTACCAACAGGGTGGACACAAAGAATGCCCAATTCAAATTTAAATGGATCCGGAGATGCTATCTATACCCAGTTCACACTCCCCCCAGGAATCAATACATCGCTGCCACTTAAATTTAAAATTATTTATTCTCTGGATGATCCCGCCGCCGCCGTAACCTTCCCAACTGGAATTCTGTCGGTTATCCCGATTCAGGTCACCGGTGTCAATGTCGCTGACCCACTGGGAGGCAAAATTCCAACCCCCAGAACATTCGCGAATACCGAAATACTGACAGCCAAGGCCGCCCCACTGGCACTCTCTAAATTACTACAGCCGACCGGAGCTATCGTCGGTGATGATTTGAGTAACAGAATATTCTCTACTATTTTTTCTCCCCTCTCGGTTGAGGAGTACTATGAGGACGATATCGTCGCTATACGCTTCGAGCTAGATAACGACGGCAGTCCAAATTATAATGTCGGTGTTTGGGCAATCATGATCGAGGGACACAAATTCACAGAAGGAAAGCCACACTAATGGCAGGAAATTTTAATTTATTATATAGTCAAACATTTACAGCGACAGATGCGATCGTAGTCAATCACTCCCTCGACAGATATCAAATGGGTGTTATAATCACCATCAATGGATCTGCCGACAGTTCAACAATAATATCCTCCATCGACCTCGACTCAGTAGATCCGAGAAATTCACTAACAATTACTTTGAACTCCGCTCAGACTGGGCTTGTCAAAATCGTCGATACGGACTACTCGTGGGCCAACATGCCAACTCCGGAGGAGAGCACTCAAGTGACCCAACTGACTTCTTCGGCATATTCTCCAGGCGGCGCGGACACTCAGGTTCAATTTAACGATGGGGGATCCAACTTTACCGGATCCGCAAATTTCACATGGTTAAAAGCAAGCGACACCTTGTCAATAGCTGGAGATATAAGCGGATCTGGAAATGTTTCGGGATCCTTCTTTTACGGCGACGGTTCAAACTTAACAAACCTTCCCGGAATAACTGGTCCCGTCAGTTCCGTCGACAAGGGAATTGTTGTGTGGAATGGAACAACTGGCGATACTCTCACAGACACCGGTCTTCGCAATTTTGGTGCACAGTCTTCAGCACCTTCCTCCCCATCCCCTGGCAACGGAGATACCTATTACGACACGACCATCAATTCTCAAATGATTTATGATGGAACTCGTTCAAAATGGCTTTCTGTGGAATCTTGTACATTTCAATATGGGTCCAATAAGGATAGGGAAGATCAATATCTCTACATGCCGGGTAACCTACAAGGTAATAGTAATAGGGGATATGCAACCCCTCTTGACGCGACTATCGTCGCCATCGGTTATACAAGAGATGATGCATCTGATACCCCCACTTTTCAGGCCAGGTCGAACGGCTCTTCCGTAGCTATCATAGCGAGTGCGGCAAATATCACAGAAGGTGTCGATAGTACCATAAATATTGATGTTTCCGCTGTTGATCACATTAATGGATATGTGTCTGGTGATAAAGCAAAACACCCTACTTTTTGGGTGAGATTAAAATGGAGAAGATGAGATGGGTATAGAAAATATTAAAGATGGTATTGTTTCGTCGATTAAAGATCAAATGGACTATCGTCTAGAGAACGGCTATGTCGTCGCAGAATATCCCGGTGGAAGTGGAAAATATTTTTGCTGTAACGGCGCCGCTCAAAATCGATGGTTAGTATTATCGATGTTGGATGAGAGGGGCTTGATTACTTATCCTCATAAGGTGCCCACACACGACGAGAGATCAAGTTACAACATAACCAGCAGTGCCGATTTGACAAATTTTCTGTCAGCAATTTTTACAGAAGTCTCCCTAGAGCAAGGTCGTGCTCAAGGATATATAGATGAAGTTCTTGATATGAATACTGAAAGTGAGTCTTTGGCAAAATTAAATGCATATATAAATTTAAATACATAAATGGAGTAAGATATGGCTAGAAAACCAGTGAATGTATCGATTAGACCAAGAGGTCGAAATGATAATCCAATGAGAATGATAAAAAGGTTTATGAAAAAAGTGAAGAAAGAGAGGGTTATTGAACAGTACAGGGAGGGCCAATATTATGAGAAGCCTTCTGTTATTCGCACAAGAAACACCAAAAAGCGAAGAAGGGTTTTGGATAAGTTGAGAGAAAAAGAGAAAAATTCATAAAACAAAAACTATTTATATAAAATTGGAGTTTTTTAAAAATGTCGATATACGAATACCGAGCAGGATTGCAAAATGTGGGGTCTTATCAGGTTGGGGGAACACCCTTTCTGACCGGCGGTGTAATTGCTACCAGCACCGAGGCCAAAATTACTTTCCCAAATGTAACAAAAAATATTCTTGTTACGAACACCTCCGGAACCACAGGTCTCCGAGTTCATTTTAATCCGTCCTCTACACCAAATGTGATTTCTGGCCATCATTTTTTCACATTATCAAACAAGGGCGATAATATAACACTAAATAGCAAGTGTGCAGAAATATATATCTCCCTAGAGATTCCAGCCGGAGCAGATGGCTCTTTTGAGCTAGTCGCAGATCTAACCGGAATCGCAGCTGGCGAGATGTTTGCCCTCACTGGATCTGGATTAACGGACTAATATAACAACCATAAAATATTACCTTTATAAATTTTTGTCTTTTTACAAAATAAATAACTATTTATTTTGAGATAAATATATAGGGAGTTTTTTCACATGTCTTCGATGTTAGAACAAGCAATAATAGATGCTTCAGCACTAAGGGAAGCAGCCATCAAAAATGCCGAAGCGGCAGTTTTGAGTAAGTATTCCACGGATATTAAGGAGGCGGTAGAGTCTCTTTTAGAGGAGGATGAAGTAGATATAGGGGATATACCCTCATCGCCGCCATCCTCTGCCACCGAGTCACCTAGCCTGGAATCTACCATTCCGCCAGCCCTGGGGGGAGAACTTCAATCTGAAGAACAAGAAATAGTTCTAAATATGGAAGAACTTAAGGAAATGTCAGAAATTCTTGCTGGAGAAGAGTCTTCTATCGCTGATGATACTCAAAGATCCCGCGAGGATCTAGATATAGACGATCAACTTGCTCCACCTACCCCAGCCGCCGAAGAAATTCCGGCAGTGTCAATTGACGCCGCTCTTGAAGAGGAAATTGATCTGGGAGAATTAGACCAAATTATAGAAGAACTCGTTGTCGACATCGAACCACAGAAAAGTGGCTGGTGTGCCACTCCTGACCCAATAATGGATTACAAAGAAGAGATGGCACTCGCCCGTCGATCCGCCACTGCGGCACTAGAGCAGGTTGATGCTCTTAAGTCCGCTGGCGAACGCCTCTCTGAAGAAAAGAAAAGAATTGAAAAAAAGAGCGCAAAATTTGCTAAAATGTTGCGTTCTTTAAAAGAAAGCTTTGAGAAATCTCAGCTTTCGAATGCACATTTATTATATACGAATCGTATTTTAACAAACAACTCCTTGAATGAGCGACAAAAAAATAAAATTGTCGAAGCTTTGTCAAATACCGATTCGATACAAGAAGCAAAGGTAGTTTTTGAGACTCTACAGAGCGGAGTGGGAAGTGTATCAGGTAAAACACATCCTCAATCACTTCGCGAGACTATAGAAAGACCCTCTGCCACTTTACCTAGAAGAGCACCTAAAACTAAATCCTCTCCACAAACGGATAGGATGCAAATTTTAGCTGGTATTAAAAAACTTAAATGACACTAAAGGAGATTTAAAAATCATGTCAATTATTAATAAATTAACGGAAGGCATCGTTCGCCGAGACCTCGCCAAGGAAGGATCCGCTCTTTTATCCAAGTGGGAAAAGACCGGTCTGTTGGAAGGACTAAATGAACGCACAAAACAAGGTATGGCTAGCCTTTTAGAAAATCAAGCTAAGGAAATTCTTCGTGAAGCTTCCACTATGGCAGGTTCCGGAGGCGGAGACGTCGAAGGTTTCGCATCTGTCGCATTCCCAATCGTTCGCCGAGTATTCGGTGGACTGATCGCCAATGATCTTGTATCTGTCCAGCCAATGAGCCTCCCATCGGGACTCATTTTCTTCTTGGACTTCACTTATGACGGCGGTACCACCCCTCGTCTTGATTATGTTGCGGATACTTCCGTATATGGCGGCGGAGTTGTTGGTTCTCAAATTACTGGCGGTATTTCACTTGCTGGTAACGAAGCAGAACAAAGCTACTATGCTTTGAACAACGGCTACTCAAGCCCAACCGGTTCAGCAAATGTCACTTATGATGGCATGGCTTCTGGAACGGTCGGTTCTGGTGTTCCTGGTGATTGGACTGCTACCGGTACAGGTGCAGCAGCATTGCAAGCCCTTGGTGACCGTCTGGTTCGTTTCGACCCAGACTTGGCATCAGGTTCTTTCGCTGCAGTTGCTAGTGTTCCCCTATCGCAATTCACTGGTGCTGGGCAACTTAACATCAAAGATTATGTCACCATTACTTTGGAAGATTCAGGCGGAATCGTCGACGGAAACCAAGTTCGTCGTCTTACCGTAGATGACCCAACCACTCCTGGCAACATCTTGCTTGTCGCAGTTGGTACAACATCTATCCTCGCAGAATCAGATTTGCTACTGAATAACACCGCTTCTTTCGTCATCGATGACAATTTTCAAGCAGCTGGTGCAATCGGAGCAGTTACTGGTATTGATACTTGGGGACTGGAAAACGAAGCAGCAATCCCAGAAATCGACATTAAGGTTGATTCTGTCGCTGTTACTGCCAAAACCAAGAAGCTCAAAGCTAAATGGACCCCAGAATTGGCTCAAGACTTGAATGCATACCACAACTTGGATGCCGAAGTCGAACTGACTTCAATTCTGTCCGAGCACATCGCTCTAGAGATCGACCAAGAAATCTTGGAAGACCTCGTGAAAGGTGCTACTGCTCAAACATTGTTCTGGTCTCGTCTTCCTGGCAAATTTGTCAATAGAACGACTGGAACACCTCTCCCAACTTCTGGAACATTCCCAGACTTCACTGGTAATGTTAGTGAATGGTATGAAACCCTCATTGAGACTATCAATGATGTTTCTGCACAGATTCACCGCAAGACCCTAAGAGGCGGAGCAAATTTCTTGGTGTGTTCACCGGAAATTGCAAATCTTCTTGAGTTCACCGCTGGATTCAGAGGCGCCGTATCCCACGATGATGATCGCGGAAATGTCGGTGCTGTCAAAGTTGGCTCTTTGAGCAAGAAGTTTGACGTTTATGTCGATCCCTACTTCCCACGGAACGTTGTTCTTGCAGGTCGTAAAGGTTCTTCTTTCCTCGAAAGTGGATATGTCTACGCTCCATATGTGCCGCTCCAAATGACTCCAACCATCTTTGGTACAGAGGACTTCGTGCCACGCAAAGGTGTCATGACTCGATATGCCAAGAAAATGGTTCGTCCCGATATGTACGGACTCGTAATTGTTCAAGATCTAGTATAATATACTATTCTTCTTGAAAATAAACCCTCCCATATTTGTGGGGGGGTTTTGTGCTTTTGAAGACTACTTATTGCTAGGAGGAAGCTCGCTATGGCTTTACCAACATTAACACCCGCTAGTCAAATGAGTAAGGCAATCCTGCCCCCAACTGGAAATGTGGCAGCAGTGTCTGCACAATTACCACTTGCGGTCTATTCAGATTCGACCGCCTTCCTCTCCGGCGCCGCAGATCAGGTTGCCTATACCTTTAAGAAGATCGGCGGTGATGTTCTTGACATCGAGCTAAAACCCGGCAATGTCTATGCCAATTATCAAGAGGCAGTATTAGAATACAGCTATCTTGTTAACCTGCATCAATCAAAAAATATATTATCGGATGTCCTGGGCCAGACCACGGGGACATTCGATCAAGACGGGCAAATTGTGACCGGCCCCTCGGGTGTAAATTTAAAATTTCCTCGTGTAATGTTTGAGTACGAGAAGAGGGTTGCTGATTACTATTCCTTCGAGGCAAATGTGGGAGGAACAATCCCCATATATTCGGCTTCTTTTCAATTACAGGAAGGCGAACAAGATTACGATTTACAGTCCATCATCTCTGGATCCTCCGCATCGGGAGTGGGTCCAAATGGAGACCCAGCACCATTTGCTGGTATCGTTGGCGATAAAAGAGTTATTGTCAAGAAAGTTTATTACAAAACCCCCCAGGCGATGTGGAGATTCTTTGGATACTTCGGGGGACTCAACGTTGTTGGAAATATGAACTATTATGGTCAATACACTGATGATTCAAGTTTCGAACTCATTCCCGCATGGCAAAATAAGCTTCAAGCGATGGCCTTTGAGGACCATATCTGGACACGACTGTCTCACTACTCCTATGAATTAAAAGACAACAAACTGAGAATATATCCGGCACCACAGCTATTAAGCACATATCGATATATGTGGGTGGATTTTTCCGTAATACTCGATAGTTGGGAAGAATCTGGAGATGTAGACTCCGGCATCGGTGGAATCAACAATATGAACACTCTTCCTTTCGATAATATTCCATATGAAAATATTAATGCGATAGGTAAACAGTGGATCCGTAGATTTACACTGGCACTCTCAAAGGAGACTTTGGCACAAATAAGGGGAAAATTCCAGACAATCCCGATTCCTGGTGAATCTGTCACTCTAAATGCTTCGGAGCTTCTATCACAATCAAAAGACGAGCAGGAGAAGCTAAGAGAAGAATTAAAAACGATTTTAGAAGAACTAACATACGCGGAGTTAACAAAGAGAGATTCGGAGAAATCAGAAGCGGTGAATACAATACAAAAAAGAATACCTAATCTCATCTTCCAGGGGTAAAAATGAGTAGTAAAAAAGAACAAAATGATGATTTTCGACCATATTATCCCAAGGGGGACATACCATCCGAACCCCCTCTAAAAGAAATCTCCTTCATGCCATCCACAATCGAGACCATTGATTTTGCCCTATACGATTGGCTTAACGAAGGGCTGGATATATTCTGCACAACCAATGATGGGTGGAAAAAAGTCCCCCTCATATGGTCAATGCCCGAAAGGTCCTTTCAAACAAAGGATAACAAAGATTTGAGAAATGCTGATGATATTTTTACCTTACCGGTCATCAGTATCGATAGAAGCTCTTTGATAAAGGATCCAAACATGAAAGGTGTCGCATGGTCGCACATTCCCAGGCAAAACGACGCAAAGGGCGGAGTGCTCACTGTTGCGAGAAGGATCCAGCAAGAAAAAACATCAAATTTTGCAGATGCGGATGCAAAAAGGAAATTTAATCAAAAAACTTATCCCCTGAAGAACAAAAAGATTGTTTATGAAACGATAACGATGCCAATTCCAACATATGTCGTCGCCAATTACAAATTAACCATTACAACCGAATACCAGCAACAAATGAATGAAATTTTTACACCTTTTATGTCATATACCGGACAAATTAACAATTTTTTCATAAATCGCGATGGCCATAGATTTGAGGGGTTTGTAGATGGGCAATTTGGACTAGAAAACAATATTTCGGCCCTTGGCGAGGAAGAAAGAAAATACAAAACAGTCATTAATCTAAAGATTTTGGGCTATTTAATGGGTTCTGACAAAAATGATAATCAACCAAAGGCAACGATTCGTGAATCCGCAGCGGAACTTAGGTTTACCAGGGAGAGAGTTGTTTTCGGTGACAAGAAGGAGTATTAGTCATGGCTGACGAAGAAAATAAATGGACGAAACCCTCTAATCCTCCGCCACCTCTTTTTCTAGGCGAAAGAGAGAGAAATCTTGTCAAGCAGGTCAATGACGAGCTTATCGAGAGGGTAATAGGCCAAGCAATTACTTATTTACCAATCTCTATGGAGAGATCAAATTTTCACCCACTCTATGGGGAGGCGATAGAAAAGTCATTTTTACCACCAATTCGAGTATATGCTTTGGTGGAATTTGAAAGTAAAACAACAATAACAACAGATTATGGTATCGATAAAGATTATTCAATCATCGTTCGTTTTCATAACCGCAGACTCCACGAGGATCAAAATTTATTCATACGAGAAGGGGATTATGTTCAGTATGGCACTTCTTTTTTCGAAATAGTCACACTTACTGAAGACAGAGACTTGTTTGGCCAAGTTGACCACCGATTCCAGCTTATCGCCAAGTGCATAAAAACAAGAAGAGGGTTAATAAACCTGGACATCTTGCCTACCGCTACTGTAGCGGCCCTCACTGATAGCTACGAGGCAGAAGTTGTTCCCACCTTATCTCCCGCATCAATTCCAATAACAAGTGTTGTTCGGCTTATATACTGTGAGGATGCCATCGTGGATATTTCTTCGGGAACTTCTCTAAATTCTTTTCTTGGTGCCCCAATAACTTTATCTCTAGAGACTGCGGCCATCTATCTAAATGGACTGAGGCAGGAATTGACCGATAGTCCTATAACCGGAGAATATTATATTGTTTCTGGCGAACTCTACAGCTCCTTTGACATTTCAATTGGCCAACGCCTGACATTAGAGGTCTTGACATTAGTATGAGTATTTTCAAAGAACATAAATCAATAGCAGATCGCTCCGCAACAGACAGAAAAAGACACAAGCAAAAAATAGATAAAGCACTCAGGGAGGGGTTAAAGGGTGTGATTGCTGAAGAATCCATCATAGGTCAAAGTGGCAAAAAGAAGGTAAAAATTCCAGTTAAGGGTGTCAGGGAATACCAATTTGTTTATGGGGACAACAAAAACAACAAAAAAGCGGGTTCAGCTGGCGATAAAAAAATCAAAAGAGGGCAGATCTTAAGAAAGGGCGGAGGAAAATCAAAACAAGCAGGCAAAAAAGGATCCCAGGACCCAGGAGAAGAATATTATGAAGTGGAGGTTACATTAGAGGAGCTAGCGGAGTTGCTCTTCACAGACCTTGAGCTACCTGATCTTGAAAAAAAGAAATTTAGATATATAAAGACCCAAAAACTGAAGAGGCGCGGATTTAGAAAGAAAGGCATGCGATCACGCCTTTCAAAAAAAGAAACTATTAAGAGAAAAATAAGAAGAAAGAAGAGGGCCGTTGCCGCAGGCACCTATGATCCGGATGGCGAAGAGAGATTCCCTTTCCACGAAGACGATTTAAAATATAAACATATGAAATTGAAGCCAGAAGAAAATAATTCTGCAGTCATCTTCTTCTTAATGGATGTTTCCGGCTCAATGACGAAAGACAAGAAATACATCGCCAGAAGTTTTTATTTTTTATTGTATCAGTTTCTTCGATACAAATACGATAACATAGAGGTTGTTTTTATTTCACATTCGACAGAAGCAAAAGAGGTCAGCGAAGATGATTTCTTCAAAAAGGCAACCAGCGGAGGGACCTTGATGTCTACTGCATTAGAATTAGAAAAAGAGATAATAAATAAAAGATATCACCCATCCAGCTGGAATATATATACTTTTTATTCTGGTGACGGAGAAAACTGGTCCTACGATGACGAAAAAACAATAAGATTGTTTTCAGAACTAAAAGAACTAAATCAAATGATGTGCTATGCTGAAATAGACCCATATTCGGTGGGAGAAACCGATTTGTCGTTTTTGTCAAGATCTTTTAATTATAATGTTAGTGAAGCGAGCAAAATGTGGATGAAAATCAATGCCGTCCTGGGTGATAGTTTTAAGAAAGTAAAACTTACCAAACCAGAACACATTTGGCCATCATTCCGTGAATTATTCGGGGGAAACCCGTGAAAGATTGGTCCATAAAAGAATTAGAGCATTGGGACACAGAAATTTGCAAAATTGCAAAAGAGAAATATAATCTAGATTGGTTCCCTATCGAGTACGAAATCTTAAATTATCATGAGATGATCGGTGCCATGGCATATTCCGGCCTACCGTCACATTACCGTCATTGGTCTTTTGGAAAATCTTTCGAAAGAACAATAACTAGATACAATCTTGGGATGGAGGGTTTGCCGTATGAGATGATCATCAATGCGAATCCTTCAATCGCTTACCTCATGCTTGAGAACCCGATGAGTACCCATTTATTAACAATGGCTCACTGTGTGGGACATTCAGATTTTTTTAAAAATAACAGAATGTTTAAATATACGAATCCGGCCGACATTCTAGCAAGTTTCAAATCCGCCGCAAAAAGAGTTAAGTCATATATAGAGGACCCAAATATTGGAATAGAGAAAGTGGAGAGAATCTTAGATGCATGCCATTCTATTCAATATCAGGTGCCCCGCACACCGGGAATATTTAGAATGAGCGAGCATGAGACTAAAAAGCTGATTATTAAAAAAGCTAAGGGGAAGATCGATTTATCTTCCGGTCTGGTAAATAAAAATTATAATCTTTTGGATTTTATCAAGAAGAACGCCAGAAATCTGGAAGATTGGCAGCAAGACTTAATTGAGATGGTGGAGAGAAGATCTTCATATTTCATCCCACAGGCTCAAACAAAGATCATGAATGAGGGTTGGGCAGTCACGATTCATGAAAAAATAATGAAAGATTTAAAGCTTGCAGATAAATACTATTTAGCATTCTTAAAAACACACAATCAGGTTGTGAGACCTATAGTCGGAAGAGTGAATCCTTATCATCTGGGATATATGATTTTTAAAAAAATTGAAGAAAAATATGGATTTGAGGAGAGTCTTCTTGTCAGGGAAACCCACGACGATGAGTCCTTTATTCGAAAATATCTAGATGAAGACTTATGTAGAGAACTGAACCTATTCAGCTATTCTTACAGCAATAAACAGAAAAATTATGCCATTAATGACATTTCCGATAAAGAAGGGTGGAAAAGCGTTAGGTCCGCCCTAATTAGTAATGTAGGGTTGGGGGGAGTTCCTATCGTTTATGTTAAAGACCATGATAAAAAGACAAATACACTTTATATCAAGCATGAGCATGATGGTAGGGATTTAGATATCCCGTATGCAAACAAGGTCTACAGCCAGATTTGTTATTTATGGGGCGATGACGTCGATTTTACAGCAATTATAGATGAGGAACTATGGGAATTTTAAAATGAAACATTCAAAAACAAATAAATTTTTAGAGATCGCAGAGGGGCATAAAAAAAGCAGCAAAAGAGAGAAGTTTTCTGGCACTTTTTCTGATTTTTTGGAATTGTTGGAAGACGATAAAGATATCGCGATATTGGCCCACAAACGCCTATATAGCACGATCGTTGAAAAGGGAATAACAAGATTGTCAGAAGAAGATTCCCGCTGTAATAACCTATTTAATGGAGAAGCCCTCAAAACTTATGATTATTTTCAAGATAGGTTTTTTGGAATGGAGCGACCTCTCGCTAAAATTATGAGATATTTGCACTCTGCATCGATGAGGGGAGAAGAGAGTAAGCAAGTTTTACTCCTCCTCGGACCCGTCGGAGCCGGTAAATCGGCACTAGTTGAACACATTAAGCGCGCCTTGGAGAATTCTGGCAAACTATATGCTCTTGGGGACTGCCCGATACAAGAAGATCCACTCCATCTTGTTCCTCGCTCCCTCAGAGAAAACTTTAAAGATATCTATGGAATAAAGATCGAAGGAGACTTATGCCCGGTTTGTCGTCACAACCTATTGGAAGTACACGGCGGAGATTATACAAAATTTCCAGTAAAAGAAACTTCCTTTTCAATTCGGGGCCGTCGCGGCATCGGAGTTGTTCCGCCTATGGATGCCAACACTCAAGACACAAGCATCCTGATAGGGTCAGAAGACATTTCTAAATTAGATCTATATCCAGAGGACGACCCTCGTGTTCTGTCCCTTAACGGGGCCTTTAATGTGGGAAATCGTGGAATCGTGGAATTCGTAGAGGTCTTCAAAAACGAAATAGAGTTCTTGCATACAATGATTACAGCAACTCAAGAAAAAGCTGTCCCGTCTCCTGGTAAAGGGGCGATGATTTACTTTGATGGGGTTATCCTTGCCCACTGTAATGAAGCAGAATGGGTTAAATTCAAGTCTGAAAATACAAACGAGGCAATTTTAGATAGAATAGTTCGAGTAAACGTTCCATATTGTTTGGAGGTTAGTGAAGAACAAAAGATCTATCAAAAACTTCTTGACGAATCAGATTTCGATGCACATATCGCACCGCACACACTTGAACTTGCGGCCATGTTCTCTGTACTCAGTCGGCTAAAATCTTCCAACAAAGTTGACCCCCTCACTAAAATGAAGATCTATGATGGGCAGGAAATCGTCGAAAAAGGATATATCAAAAAAGTGGATATTAATGATTTGAGGGACGAAGTACGCGACGAGGGAATGACAGGCATCTCGACAAGATTCATTATGAAATCTATAGATGCAGCTCTCGCTGATTCCGAAAGGAACATGGTTACACCGATCTCTATTCGGGATGCTCTCGTCAAACAAGTTAAAGAACAGGTCGTTGTAGAAGAGCTGAGGGAGAAATATTTATCCTTTCTCCAAAAAGAGCTTCACGATGAATATCTCAAAATATTGGAAACAGAAATCACGAAAGCCTTTGTTTCTGCATACCAAGAACAAGCAGAATCGCTCTTTGACAATTATCTCGATCATGCGGAATCATATGTCAATGGGACCAAGGTTAAAGACAAGGTAACTAATGAAGAAATGGTAGCTGATGAACCTTTCCTGTGCTCAATCGAAGAACAAATCGGAATAGTCGGTTCCGCAAGAGAAAACTTTAGGGCAGATATCACCGCATACATGTTTGCAAAATTGAGAAAAGGCGAAAAGATTGACTGGACATCATATGGTCCTCTTAAAGAGGCCATCGAAAATAAGCTGTTAACTTCGGTACGAGATATCTCCAGAATCGTCACGAAATCCAAGTCGAGAGATAAGAAGCAGCAAGGAAAATACAATGAAATGGTGAAAACCCTTATCGAAAATTATGGTTACGACGAGAACTCTGCTACGGAAATTATCAAGTATGCATCGAATAATCTATGGAGAGACAGTTAAAATAGCCAGCACCCTTTAAACACCAATTTTAAACAAAGCCTCGTAATATTTTTACGGGGTTTGTTTTTTTTTGTTGCCATATTCAGTTATTTTTTGCTTTTGAGGATAGGTGGCACTATCTACGAACGACTTGGTGCAACCTTAGACCAAGCTCTTGTTTTTTTGAAAAACCTCGGTTTTTTTTAAGAGCAAATTTACTTTTTTTTAAGGAGAAAAAAATATGAAAATAAATAAAACAAATAGGAGGAACTTATCATGGCTTTAAGTGATCACACTTTAATAGCAGCTTATCCGCTTGGCTTCGGAATCGAAGACTTGCAGGACAGCTACGATGGATATAGTGCCCAAAACATGACATTTGCTGGAGATGTGGAACTCGGCGGATTACCCGTCGCAGATTTCAACAGCTCTTATTACGGCATCGATAATGCTCTAGAAAATGGTCTTGACACAGAGTATTCAATCTCAATGTGGATTAAACCAGATTCGCTTCCTGCGGGCAGTGCCCAAAGAACTATTATGGCAAATGAGCAACACGGCTCTTATTATAATACCTTTGGAATCCAACAGATGTCCGATGGACAGCTTTACATCCATCACAGATCTGCCAATGGTGGCGCCTATGATATCGCATTTACCGGTGTGTCCCTTGCGGTAGACGAATGGTACCATGTCACTGCAACATGGAGTGGCACACAAATCAAGTGGTATGTCGATGGTGAATTGACAAGCACCACGGCCGCCACAAGGGTTCCTTGGAACTCTCCAGCTACACTCTGGATCGGCGCAAATGCAACGAAAACCAATAAAACATACTACGACGGTAAAATGTCGGATTTAAGGTTCTGGTATTCAGAACTTACTGCATCCGATATCTCGGAGTTATATGCAGCAGGACAAGTTCCGATAGACTTGGGCCTCGTCCTTCATCATGACTGTGATGATGCGACAGCCGAAATCGGTTCGGATGTGACCTTTACTGATGTTTCCATTGGCTCATCTTTAGGTCGCACACATTGGGATTTTGCGAATCTCAATTCAAAAGCACCATTGGATGTGAATAACCTGCCAGACATGTCTGGCGATTGGACCGTTTCGATGTGGTTTTCGGAGATGACAGCTCCAACCACTTGGCGATCCATTGCAAAAAGTCAAACAGAAATCTTGGGAGTGGTTTCAAGTCCGCATCACTCACCCGCTAACACACTGGGTGTTTACACAACCACTGGTTATGTAAGCGCTGGATACTCGATGAATTATTTGAATTTTCAAAACTGGAATCACATGGTTATCGTCGGTAGCGGAACAACTACCAAATTTTATATTAATGGATCACATGTCGGAACAGCACCAGTGAAAATTTCAACAGATCTCTATTCAATAAATAATCAACCCGTTGGGGCTTACAATCAGTTGTTTGCAAACAACATGGACGATTTACGAGCTTGGAATCGTGCACTCTCAGAAATTGAAGTTCAAGCCCTCCACCTAACAACAACTGTCACGCCATCTCTAACAGATGATCTTGTAGCAAAATATGCTCTTGATACTGATGCATCTGATTCTGTTGGATCGAATGACGGAACAGTGACTGGTGTTGATTTCATATCAGATTCTGGAAGAACCGTTGCCTCATTCGACGCATCTGCTGGTGAGAAGATTCATTTTGGCGATGTTGACGATGTTGACTTTGGAACCGCTGATTTCTCGGTTGGAGCTTGGGTTAACTTTAACTCTATCTCAACGGGCCCATTTGTTTCGCCAGTCGTTCAAAAAGGTCAGACAAGCTTGGCCAATTGGAGCGGATATGCCCTGAACGCTTATCAAGGACAAATGAGGTTCGGGGTAGGTGGAAATAATGGAGTTAAAGTTGCCGCAGCTGCAATTACAACAGGCGATTGGCATCATGTAGTTGGTACAAGAAAAGGCGCGGCTATAAAGCTGTATATTGACGGCTCTTTGGTGGATACACAAGCCGATACAATGACTAGGAATGTTAGCACACATTTGCCATTAACTTTTGGTTCCATTAACAATGGTACAGAATACAATGGATTGTTGGATGCAATGGTTGACGATGTTCGAGTTTGGTCTAGGGCACTCTCTGATTCTGAAGTCTCAACCCTACATGCAGCAGGAGCAGATAGCCCTGCCCCATCCGGCTATGACTGGACTCACGGCGGAAACTTGTCTGATATTGTCAAATTCTCAAGAGGATATGACATTTCTGGCAATCCTTCTTATGCTTATGCTAAGAAAGAGTCGGGTGATGGTTCAACAACTCTGTACTTTGCGACAGATTTCCAAACATGGTCAACATTCTCATCATATGCTTCCGGTGTGTCATCAATTGACGGCTCCCCAATTTGCATGGAATATGGCCCGAATGGAAAAGTTCTGGTAGGAACAGATAGCGGCAAGTTATATGAAATCGTCCTTGACGGCTCATCGGCTCCGCAATCTTACTCACTTGTCCATTCAATGGCTGGTAGTGAAGATATCAAGGTCATTAAATATGGTGTATCTTCCAACTTGTGGGCTTTCGAAGCTGGCGGAAAGGTTTATACCATTCCTGTCGGAGGCGGAGCAGCAGTTGAAAAACTCGACCTAAATGTTGTAGATCAAGCTGGCTCTATCGTGCAGGACATGTCCGAAGCGAATGATGCTTGGTCAATTGTGGTTCGTCGCTCTGATTTCACCTTCGTGGTGTATCTGGTGTCACCTGACTGGTCAACTGTAAACAACCCTGCTTCTTTGCAAGCGGTGTTGAGTGCGATCAATCCGGTGGATTTGAACTACTTCTACGATATTGACACTTGGTGTGCTTCTGGTGCTGATGGAACTGTCATTACGACAGACGACATCAATAACTGGATCGTATAATAGAAAATATATGCATACTGTGACCGTGCATATTAATCGGTGGTCACGAATTAATACTTATGTTAGTTAATGGGATAATTTACCCCCAAGGAGAAAAAAACAATGAGTAAACGTACAAGATTAAAGGGAATAGATCAGGTAGACATCGCGCTATCTGGGGTTTCCGATTATGAGACTTATGCAGATGCTGTATTAGCAGGAGACAGCGGCCTAGCTGACTTATCGATGGACCTTTTCGATATTAAGGCCCTCGCCCTGAGTGCTAGTGTCGCAGACTATCAGGCTGCAGCTAAAAATCATGCCATCATCAACTATGGCATGCTTAATTATGCAGTCGGAATTGAAGAGGCTCGTGCCCTCGCAGCAGAAGCTGCAATTCAAGCTGATGTTGATGCAAACGAGGCTGCAGCACTTGCAGCTCGCAATGCAATTCAAGCTGATGTTGATCAAAACGAAGCCGATGCAGATGCTGCAATCGCCGCACTCCAAGCCGATGTTGATGGAAACGAAGCTGATGCAGATGCTGCAATCGCCGCACTCCAAGCCGATGTTGATGGAAACGAAGCTGATGGTGATTCTGATCGTGCTGCTATCCGCAGCGAGATCGCCGCAGCTAAGGTTATTTCTGATGCTCTTCATGCTGCTATCCAGAGTGATGTTGACCAGAACGAATTAGACTCCGATGCAGCAGAAACATCACTCACGACTCGTCTGGCAGCAGAAGAAGTCGCTCGTGCCGCTGATGTCGATGCCGAAGAAGCTCGTGCCATCGCCGCTGAAGCAGTGCTTCAAGCTGATATTGATCAAAATGAAGTGGATGCTGATATCGCAGCAGCATCACTCACCACACGCGTAGCCGCCGAAGAAGCCGCACGTGCATCTGCAGTTAGTTCTGTTGATGTTCGCTCTGCAGCAGAAGAAGCAGCTCGTGCCGCAGGTGATTCCTCTCTTCAAGTCAGACTGGCTGCAGAAGAGGGTTCCCGAGCCTCGGGTGATTCCTCACTCCAGACTCGCTTATCCGCAGAAGAAGCAAGAATGGACGCAGTCCTTCTCTCTTCCTCCGCAGACAAAGACAGTTTCGCTGAAATCGTTTCTTTGATCAACGCTGTTGATCTCACAAACGACAATGACTTGGCAGCCGCCGTCCTTAGTTTGGCAAACGTCGATTCCGCAGAAGAAGCCGCAAGACTTGCTGCTGATGCCTCACTCACAACCCGTGTTGGTGTTGAAGAGGCTGCAAGAGCTGCAGCCGACTCCTCGCTCACCACTCGTTTGGGTGTTGAAGAAGCGGCCCGTATTGCTGATGTAGATGCAGAAGAACTTCGTGCATTAGCTGCTGAAGCAGCACTTCAGGCAGACATTGATGCAAATGAAGCTGCCTCCGATGCCGCTGAAGCTTCACTCACCACTCGCTTGAGTGCTGAAGAAGTTGCAAGAGCTGCTGCAATTAGCTCTTCCGACATTCGTGTCGCTGCTGAAGAAGCTGCAAGAGCTGCTGCTGACTCCTCACTCACCACTCGCTTGAGTGCTGAAGAGTCCGCTCGTGTTGCAGATGTTGCTGCACTTCAAGCCGATGTCGATCAGAACGAATCTGATTCTGATTTCGCCGAAGCATCACTCACCACTCGTTTGGGTGCTGAAGAAGTTGCAAGAGCTGCTGCAGATGCTTCTATCGTCGTCAAGCACGACGCAGAACTCGCTGCACTTCAAGCTGATGTGGACGGAAACGAATCCGACGCAGATGCTGCCATTGCTGCCCTTCAGGCCGACGTGGACGGAAACGAAGCTGATGCAGATGCTGCAATCGCTGCACTTCAAGCTGATGTGGACGGAAACGAAACTGATTCCGATGCCGCAGAAGCATCACTCACCACCCGCTTGGGTGTTGAAGAAGCTGCTCGTGCCACGGCCGATGCATCTATAGTCACAAAGCATGATGCAGAGATGGCTGCCCTTCAGGCAGATGTTGATGCAAATGAAGTGGCCTCCGATGCTGCTGAAGCCTCACTCACCACTCGTTTGGGTGCTGAAGAGGTTGCAAGAGCTGCAGCTGATGGATCCTTGACAACTCGTCTTGGTGCCGAAGAAGCTGCAAGAGCTGCTGCAATTTCTACCCTGGAATCAAAGCATGATCTTGAGGATGCTGCAGAACAAACGGCACGTGCCGCTGCAGATGCATCTTTAAACTCTAAAATTGATGCTGAATCTGCCGCACGAATTATCGATGTTGATGCAGAAGAAGCTCGCGCCCTAGCAGCAGAAGCTGCATTGCAAGCTGATATCGACCAGAACGAAACTGATTCTGATGTTGCTGAAGCATCACTCACCACTCGTCTCGGTGTCGAAGAGGCTGCAAGAGCAGCCGCTGATGGTTCTATTGACACTCGTATGGGTGTTGAAGAAGCAGCAAGAGCAGCTGCAGATACCTCACTGTCTTCACGTGTACTCGCTGAAGAAGGTGCAAGGGCTTCAGGCGATTCCTCGCTCACTACTCGTTTGGGTACTGAAGAGGCAAGAGTAGATGCTATTTTGCTCGCCGCCGATGCAGATAAAGACAGCTTCGTTGAGATCGTTTCTCTGATCAATGCTGTTGATCTTACTAACGACGATGCACTCGCGGCCGCTGTACTTAGCCTCGCAAATGCTGACTCTGCAGAAGAAGCAGCAAGAATTGCTGCAGATGCTTCTTTAACCACTCGTTTGGGTGCTGAAGAAGTTGCAAGAGCTGCTGCAGATACCTCACTGACGACTCGTGTCGCAGCAGAGGAGGCCGCACGTGCTGCTGCTGATGCATCGATCGATGTTGTCAACGCTGCAATGCAGGCTGACATTGATCAGAACGAAACTGATTCTGATGTTGCTGAGGCATCACTCACGACTCGTCTCGGTGTCGAAGAGGCTGCAAGAGCTGCCGCTGATGGATCCTTGACAACTCGTCTTGGTGCTGAAGAGTCCGCAAGGGCCGCAGCTGATGGATCTATCGACACTCGTATGGGTGTTGAAGAGGCCGCAAGAGCTGCAGCTGATGGTTCTTTAACCACTCGTTTGGCTGCAGAAGAAGTCGCTCGTGCTGCCGATGTCGATGCTGAGGAGGCCCGTGCATTAGCTGCCGAGGCTGTACTCCAAGCTGATATCGATCAGAACGAAGCAGACGGAGATGCTGCAATGGCTGCAGAAATCGCTGCTCGCCTCCTTCAAGAAGGAAAGGTAAGCACAGACATCGTAGCTATGAACACCAAATGGCAAATGCATGTATATCCAATCCAGGCAGCCGATATCGCACCAGGAATGGTTTTGAGTTTCGCTGCAAACGGACACGATCCAATGTCGCAAGTTGCTTATGTATCCATTAACGGTATGATTATGGCACCAATCGTCGGCGGTTCGGGTGATTACACTTTGAACTTGGACGGAAGCGGTGATGTTGACGGTATTACTTTCGACATTCAGATTTATGCTGGCGATCGTATTGCTTACTACGGTGAGAAAGCTATCACACTTCTGTCGTAATAATCTATAAAGATATATAATTTCAATTATTTGTCTTGCCCCTCCACATTTGTGGGGGGGCACTTTTATTTGTAACTATATATTAGTGTTAAGAGGAACCGAGGAGGGAACAAAATGTTTAAAAATATAATGTCTTTATTTTCCAAAAAGAAGCAGATCTCCGAAATATTAGAAGAACCCACAGAGGATAAAATTCCAGATCAGCCAGCCCCCCTTCCGGATGTTATAGAGGTCCCGTGGTCCCAATCAGCTGCCATTAAAAATTTTGAAGATAGCATAAACAAACTACATGGTGATTTAAAGTCCTTTTTCTACGATGTGAAAATGAAAGAATATAAGGCCATAAAGGCAATCGAAAGACTGGAAGAGGCATCTGATACGAAAATAAAAGAGATAAAAGAACACTATGGAATCCCAGAGGGTGTTTTCTATTTTTTCGAAATCCCTGAAGCCACCGGCCGCCCTGGGTTTCTTAAGAAAAAGAAACCAAATAAATAATCCGTCTTTGGAAAAATAAGAAACTATTTATCTATGTGATAAAACAATCTAGATTTTTATAGGAGAATCCCTGGAATGTCAGTTAAAAAATTCAAATTTGTATCTCCCGGCGTCTTCGTCAAAGAGATCGACAACTCTCAACTACCTGCAGCTGCACGAAGTGCTGGCCCAGTAGTTATCGGCCGCCTCCCCAGAGGCCCAGCAATGGAACCCATCAACATTAGTTCTTTTTCAGAATTTGTTGATGTTTTCGGAAACCCCGTCCCAGGGAAAGCAACTGGCGATGTGTGGAGAGACGGAAACCTTCAGGGGCCAACTTATGCATCATATGCGGCCCAAGCATATTTAAGAAACAGTGTAGATGCCATTACGGTCTTAAGATTGGCCGGATTGGAAAACGATGATGCCGACGATCCAGCAGGTGCTGCAGGCTGGGGCACCGTTGACATCGACACTTCTCCGGCATCTAACGGTGGAGCATATGGCCTTTTTCTGTGCAACCCATCGGGATATACTGCCACAACCACCGAGCAGGGATACCTTGCAGGCATTTTCTATTTTGCTTCCGGCGGTGCAGTAGTAATGACCGGCACTTTGGCTGGTGCAGCCGCTCCAACACAGGGAATCGGTGCACTATTCAACACATCCTCGGACATCGGAAGCTCTAAAGGTCCAGACTTCGAGGCTATGATTATTGATGCCTCGGATGCGGAAGTATACAAGACAACTTTTAATTTCGATGTATCATCTAGAACATTCATCAGAAAAGTATTTAATACGAATCCGCAGTCAACAAACACCGCAGTTATTCCAACAGATTCTTTCTCTAGAGGTGAAGAGCTTTATTGGCTTGGGGAGACATACGAATCTTTCATTCAGAAAAAGCTCGATGACGGATCTCTAAGTACCGCCTCTTACGGACTCATTCTTCCTTTCGACGACGCAACAAAATCTAATTACAGACAAGATGCAACGAAGGCTGCAACCGGGTGGTTCTTTTCTCAAGATGTGGGAACCGACTGGGCATCATGGGAAGCATCAAAGATGCAAAACCTCTTCAAAATCCATGCTACCGAGCCGGGTAAATGGATTCAGGACAATCTCAAAGTATCGGTCCAAGGCTTAAGCTATTCTAGAGATACAACCGGAACAAATTCTTATGGATCTTTCACGGTAGTCGTTAGAAAGGCTGATGACACTGACGGAATAACTCAGATTGTTGAAAGATTTTCAAATGTGAATTTGAATCCGCTCTCTGATAATTACATCGCCAAAAAAATTGGTGATAAATACAGAGTTTGGAGTCAAACAGATAAAGTTTTGAGAGAATACGGCGAATATGGGAATGCTTCAAAATACATTAGAGTAGAAGTGGCAGATACCGTCCGCAATGGTATTGCAGATCCAGTTTTACTGCCCTTTGGAGTATACGGGCCTTCCAAAATCAAGGATGTTTTGGTGGAAGCATCAGTAATGACCCCTGCAACTGTTTTAGAACCAGGGTCGGCTGGTCCTCGTAGTATCGCTGCAGGTGCCGGTGGCACCGAGATCAATACGGGTTCCTTGACACCATACACACTTAATATTAATTTCCCAGAAACACAATTAAGAATTTCTTCTTCAGCAGGCGGCTTGACGGATCAGACAGATGCTTATTTCGGTCTGAACGCCTCTTCCTACTTGGAGAATACAACATTTTATGCGAGCAATAGAGCAGATGCTGGCTTGGGAGATTATTTATATCCCCTCGGCGGCATCGCCTCTGGCGACATCGACAATCAGTGGGCTTTCTCTCTTGATAATGTTGTTAAGCCACTTGGCAAAACATACACATATTATGCAGCAGGATCCAGAGTTGCTGGTGATTCATACTCAGCATCTGGCAGCTGGAGAGAAGTGGTAGATGACGGATGGACTAGATTCACCTCGCCCCTCTTTGGTGGCTTTGATGGTTTGAACTTAGTAGAAGTGGAACCCTTCAGAAATACGGGCATGGACGGCGAAACTCTTCAGAGCGATTATGCACTGAACACTCTTCGTCAGTCTATTGACATAGTTGCAGACCCAGAAATGATTGATTGCAATCTTATAACTGCCCCAGGGATTACAAATACCGTTATAACAGATCACATGATGCAAGTTAGTGCAGATAGAGGAGATTGTTTAGCGATCGTGGATATTCAAGATGTTTATGTTCCTTTTACGGAAAATAAAACTCAATATGCAGATCCTAGCCAGCGCCCCCAATCGGTCACTGCAGCAGTTTCGACTCTCGAAGAGCGACAAATAAACAACTCTTACGGCTGTACATACTACCCATGGGTCCAGATCCAGGATAGTGTGACATCCAACAGCAGATTGTGGGTTCCACCTTCGGTTGTAGTATTGGGGACTTTTGCTTCCTCTGAAGCTCAATCGGAAGTTTGGTTTGCACCTGCAGGGTTCAACAGAGGCGGGTTATCGCAAGGTTCCGCTGGAATCCCAGTGTTAAATGTTAGTCAGAGACTGACTTCGAAAGAGAGAGACAAACTATATGATGCTAACGTCAATCCTATTGCCTCTTTCCCGAATGAGGGCATCGTGATTTTCGGACAGAAAACACTCCAGGCAACACCTTCGGCTCTTGACCGAATCAATGTGAGAAGAATGATGATCTTTGTTAAGAAGCAAATTTCCATTTTTGCCAATTCGATTCTCTTTGATCAGAATGTGGAAGTTACTTGGAATAGATTTAAAAGTCTCGCTGATCCTTTCTTGGCCAGTGTACAGACTAGATTAGGCTTAAGCGACTACAGATTAATTTTGGACAATACAACTACTACACCAGATTTGGTGGATCAGAACATTGTATATGCCAAAATCTTCTTGAAGCCAGCTAAAGCAATTGAGTATATTGCACTTGACTTTGTTATTACGAATCAAGGCGCAGGTTTTGAGGATTAAAAAAAGCTAGCAACTATATAGTTGTAGATAGGAGAAATTAAATCATGGCTAATGAGTTTTGGACAAGTGCTAATGTCGATCCAAAAAGGAAATATAGATTTGTGGTGGAGTTCGCAGGAGCTGGCGGAATTGGAGCCCTTTGGTTTGCTAAAACCGTCGACAAACCAGAGATAACTGTTAATACTGGGGAAACAAAATTTATGCAACATACTTTTTATTACCCCGGCACCGTTCAGTGGAACGAGATTAACCTTACACTGGTTGATCCAGTATCTCCAGATGCATCCGCAATAATGCTTCGGATTTTACAAGAATCTGGCTACACTGGCCCCCAAGGTGCTAAAACAAATATGAGATCTATCTCTAAAGCTTTAGCAACAGAGAGGCTCGGCCAAGTTGTCATCTCCCAATTATCTGCAGATGGAGAAACACAAGAGAAATGGACTCTGAAAAATGCTTTCATTACCAAAGTATCCTGGGACGGTTTGGATTATTCTTCAGAAGAACTGAGCGAACTCACATTGACGATGAGATACGATTGGGCTAGTTGTGAAGTCGGTGAAAACAAAGCCGAATTCTTGAAATAATAACATAGAGGTGAAAATTGGCAAGAAACAGTAAGAGTAGGCTGGGCAAAGACCTAGAACCTACCAAACCTTCTGCATCGGACCCCGTTGCAGAATTAACAGAAACCGGTAGTTTGTCCTTTGCGACTCCAACCGAGTTCGTAGAACTTCCGTCAGGCGGTCATCATTATCCAGAAGGGCACCCATTACACAATGTGGCCACCATCGAGATAAAATACATGACCGCGAAAGAGGAGGATATCCTATCTTCCAAAACTTTAATTAAGCAGGGCATTGCTATTGAAAGATTGCTAAAAAGCATTATCATTGACAAGAGCATCCGTCCAGACTCTATTTTGAGTGGTGATCGCAACGCTATCCTGGTTGCATGCCGCATTAATGGATATGGAAGTGAATACTCGACAAAAATCTCATGCCCTTCTTGCATGAGTTCGGCCGATCAGGAATTTGATTTATCAACCCTGTCGAATCGTGAAAACTCAGAAAAGGAAGAAGACGATTTTGAATGGACTTCTCCAAATACAATATCTGTTGTAGCCCCATTATGCAAGGTGAGAGTGGAAATGAAGCTCCTGACGGGAAAAGAAGAAAATTACCTTGCAAGATTAATTGAGTCGAAAAGAAAAAAGAAAATGCCAGAGAGTTCATTGACTGATACCCTAAACATACTGATATCATCTGTCAATGGAGAAGAATCGAGAGCAATCATAAAAGAATTCATCGGAATTATTCCAGCTAGAGATTCTAAATTTCTTCGAAGAGCTTATGAGCAGGCTGCACCAAACCTAGATATGACACAGACCTTTGAATGTGATGTATGCAGTTATGTAACGGACGTGGAGGTTCCGTTCACCACTGACTTTTTTTGGCCTAAGTGATGAATACATAAAGAATGTCTATGAAGAGTTCTTTTTGATGAAATATCATGGTGGATGGAGTTTTATTGAGGCATACAATTTGCCAATCAAAATCCGACGCTGGTTCTTAAATAGGTTAGCTGATCAGCTCAAAAAAGAAGCCGATGAGATGAAAAAATCTTCAAAAGGTAAGAGATAGGGGATTATTTCTTACCTTTTACTATTTATATAAAGGGAGACTATATCCGTGGCTGCTGACTTCTGGACAGAAAGCAATTTTCAACCAATGCAGAGATTTCGTTTTGATGTGCAGACGAATCTTTTCAAGATGGACTCGGTAGGTGGTCCCGGTTCAAATATCGCTCAATTAGATATAACCCAACCTTTCACTATCAATCCAGCATACATTAAGGCTGTAAATTTGCCATCAGTTACTTTTGGGTATGATAACGATGCTGCAAATATTGGCTCTGACGGACCAAACATAGAATCACAAGACCCAACGATGACAGAACTCGAACTTCGATTCTATATGTTTCCCGACCTCGCGATTGATATCCAAGATATATTCCATACATACTATCTGCAAAATCTTAAGTCAAATGGTGCGAACCTGGACACATACCATGGCAGATTGCCAAGAATACTCAGCAAAGACAGGATCAGCCTAAAACCAAGTCGTTTAATTGTGGAAAAATCACAAATTATTGTTAATATATATGACCCAGGTGCCGGATCTCCAGTTTCCGGTACGGAACAGGCACTGGGCAACACATCCATCGCAAGGGAAGCCATCGCCCAGCTGCAGCATGACAAGGCGAACGGAATACTGGGCATGATATCAGTTAAAAAAAGTGTCGACAGGCTCAAGGGGCGCTTACAACAAACCAGCACTCCGATACGAAGTATAAAATATTATGGAGTATATCCCGTTTCCTACGATCTTGGGACTCTAGAATACGGAAACTCAGAAATACTGGAAGGATCGATGAAATTTTATTTCCACGGTGTAGAGACCTTATCACCGAACAAAAAAGGCAAATATGAGCAAATTATAAATAGCTCCTTCACTAATAAAGGAAAGCGAACCATGGGAGAATTTGAATAATGGAACATATAGAGATAGATTTAGAAGAGATGAAAAAGAATGAAAACATGCTCAATGAAAGTTTCTTGAGAATGTATGGCACGGTCATAGAACTTCTCATAAAACAAATGTTTGGCATGCCGATGTTCTCGGGTACCAGCACTATTGCGGGCAAGTCGGGAGACATTAGGGCTTTCGCAAAAGCAATTGGGAACGAAAAGAAATATATCGAGACAGCAAAAAAATATGGATTAGATAATCCAAAGACCTATAAGCAGAAAAGTGTGTTGACCAAAGCCACCAAAGCTTTTGAGTCGAAAACAGGCATTAAGTGGCCGTTTAAGTAAACAGGAAACCTTTTAAGAAATGGCAGAAGACGAATCAACATCACCAGAAGACATGGGGGCAGCCACCGAGGCAGCCAGTACCATGTCCGAAGTCATCACAAATCTAATTAAGGAGTTGTCCAGACTCGGCGAAGCCTCTTCCGAAGCATATGCCAAATTGAGGGAAGAAGCTGAAAAATCTATTCCCTCTATCGACAAGGTTAAGAAGGGAATGAAATCTGCAGCAGAACAACTGCAGGATGACGGTGCAAGCCTTGCAGACACAATGCTTGGAATGGCCGGTATAAACGCCGATACGGAAAAGAGTTTCCTTGGAATTGCTAGCCAAATGAAGTGGGGGGGTGATGCAATGAAAGGGTTCACGGCACGACTCAAAAAAGGTTTCGCGCCCCTCGCCATAGCAAACATGTTATTAAGCAAAGTTGCCCAGTCCACACTATATTTTATGCACCAAATGGATAGCTCCCTGGTGTCATTCAACAAATCCACTGGTGCCCTCAAACTGTACGGGTCAAACATCGTATCTTTAGAAGAAACGATGTACCAATATGGCATCACGGCAGGAGACGCCGCAGAGGCACAAACGGGCTTGGTGAGAAATGTCACAAACCTGAGAAATATGTCTGATGCCTCACAGGAGAGCTTGTTAAAGACAACCGCCGTGTTACAAGAAATGGGTGTGGATTCAGACACTACTGGTGCGAGCTTTCAATTTATGACAGCCTCCATGGGAATGACAAACGATGCCGCAGAGAGAACAACTAGACAAATGTTTACGCTCGCACAGGCACTTGGCATGCCCCCACAAGAAATGGCAGCGTCCTTCCAGGAAGCCATGCCACAACTTTCAGCCTTCGGTGCTTCTGCGAGCAAAGTATTCATGAAGATGTCAGAGGATGCCCGTGTTGCCAATATGTCAGTCTCGCAGATGCTGAGAATAACGGAACAATTTGACAAATTCGATTCAGCGGCCGCATCGGTTGGAAAATTGAATGCTGCACTCGGCGGCCCATATTTGAGCACCATTAGAATGGTGACAACAACAGACCCAACTGATCGTATGAGGGCATTGTCCGAAGCAGTAAACATGGCTGGAAAGTCTTTCGATACCATGGACTATTATGAGAGAAAAATGATAGCCTCTGCCATGGGATTATCTGATGTAAATGAACTCGCACTGGTCATGAAAGGCAGATTTGATCTTGTTGCCGGAGCCACAGAAATGAGTTCCGATAAAATAGAGGATCTGGCGGCACAAACCAAGGACTTTAACACGATTATGGAAGAGTTCGCCCAGATTGGAAGAGCTTTCACAATTAATGTGCTTGGTCCGCTCATAAAGGGAATCAAATTCCTAACAGACGGTATTGGACACCTAGCAGCAAATCCGCTGGTCAATCTGGCTGGTGGATTAGGAGTAGCCACTGCTGGTATCGTCGCGCTATCACTTGCCCTCGGAGGTCCTATCGGCCCGATAATCGCCGCCATCGCATTGGCAATAGCAGGCCTGGTATTTGTTTTTAAGGGGCTATATGATTTAGTTGGCGGAACTGAAACATTCGTCAAAATATGGGAAGGGGTTCAGAAAAGGTTCCAGCCCGTCATCGATAGATTGACGAAGGCTTTTGGTGAATTAGTTGGAGAGGGCGAGGAGTGGACTTCTTGGCTAAAATTAAGTGAACCTCAAATCGAAGCCTTTATTGATTTCTCCGTCAGACTGGTTGCTGGACTCATAGGTGTTGCAGCTTGGATACTTGAAGCCACTAACGAGGCTGGTGGACTCAAACTCATCCTCACCAACCTCGCCATCGCATTTTGGCCCCTGCTAGCGGCGATGACCGCAGTCGGCGCTGTCATCACCTTCGTCATCGGAGTTGTTACACTTCTAGCCTGGGGACTTAGTGAAATATTTCACAGTCTATATGTCGGCAACAGCCCCCCGCTCTTGTTGGTTTTTGCACTACTTGCCGCAGCAATCTATCTTGTCGGTGATGCATTTAAATACCCAATTCAAATGATTGGGAAATTGATGGACGGGCTTAAGAGCCTAGCATCTTATCTAGCAGGCAAAGCACTGGGCTTCATTTCTGGTGCAATATCTTTTGTATTCGGAGGAGGAACAACAGCTAATATCCCTTCGGCAGAAGTGAGCAACGACTCTTTCAACAGGGCTTCGGATATGGAAAGCTCAAGCAAAACAATCGCAGATGCAGTTGCCGATGGTGTCGCAGCTGCCCTAGTGGGGATGTTCCCAGAGGGCGGTGTGAAACACATGCTTGAAATAACAGCCGGTGTTGGAATGCCTCAGCTCTTTGCTTACACTACAACAATGGCAGAAACAGGTGGCAATGATGCCTTATCACAAGCACGGGCCTTTGCCCCAAAACCACAGACAGCATAGGAATTAACAAACATGGCAACAGATATTTTTGAAGAACATAAGAATAAGAACGATTTGATCATTAAAATGGTCGCTTCGGGAAAATACTTGAGATTTTCGGAGGGAATTGATTCCTTCAGTAGAAGCTATTCCGTACAATGGGACTCTGTAAATGTTTACGGAAGGCAAGATGCAATTCAAACTTATCAATCAACTGGTGAAACTATTTCTTTAAGCTGGCCAGTGAAGCCAGATGAGGAAAACGATTTTTATGAACAACAGCTCAAAGCAATTTTAGCATTAGGGAAATTCATTAGACCCCTATATAGTTATGGTGGAAGAATCTTGGAAGCACCCCTCTTGGAAATAAGATATAGAAATTTGATTGTAGAAGATTATGACACGAGAAAACCCATACTATGCGCCCCATCATCAATAGAGGTCAATTATGGCGATAGGGCCAGAAACATAACGACAAAAGATGGCACCCGCCTAATTTTGCCAAAGAGGATAAACATCTCTTTGTCTGCCACAATCATAAACCGCACCGAAAAATTTTACAAGAAGGAGACCAGTGAGGATAAAAAAGCCGCAGCCGAGAAAAAAGCCGCAGAGGCCAAAAAAGCCGGAGGCACTCCCCCCGCCGCCGACCTAACCACCGCGCCCCCCGCCGCCACCAGCGGTATTGATACTGCATCACAAGTAGTGGGTGAATTCTTCAGCAATTTGGGGTTTAACCCGTTCCCAGGGAGTAGCGAATAATGCCATTAACAAGATATTCAAATAGAGACATAGTGATTAATCAACAAGAAATATACGACGAAATCTTCAAAGAAAGAGGAATAAACGGAGTTCGCCAATATGAAACTCCAGAATTGTTTTTCCCAGAAACCTCAGAATTATCAGCCATGGCATACGACACTAGGACTTGGAAAGTTGGCGATAGGCTTTATAAAATAGCATACGAGATGTATGGGGATTCCAGATACTGGTGGATCGTTGCTCAATTTAATAAGAAGCCAACAGACCATCATTTTAAGGTTGGGGATACATATTATGTTCCGCTTTCTTTAGAAGAAGCTCTACGAAGCTTCGGTTTATAGGGGGGGGTGTAGATGAATTCCTTAACTGCCGAAGCATTTGAAAGTGCTAAAAAAAACCAATTTTTAAAAAAAGTCCTTTTAGAATTCGCTGGCGACCCACTTCTCGACAGTAAACGAGCCTCCGCACTTTATAATACATATACCTCAACGGAGTATTATAATCTCGCCAAAGAGATCGAAAAGAACTTTCCAGCTTTCGAGTCCATCACCACCGTTTCCAACCCCCAGGCTGTTGATATAAAATTTGACCGACGGCACCCGGCCGGCCCCAATAATGTAAAAGCCGCCAAAGGCCTCTTCGCCAAAATCAGAGACAATCTGGATGACCCCGATGGCGAGAGGTCTCTTCTCAAGCCTGACCTCGAACAATCACCCACCATAGCTTTGGTTGGCCTCTTGTTCGAAGAGATTAGAGATCAAGTGCGCGCCCTGGAATTGAGCGAACCAAACAAGGATACAGTGCTTAACCAGGAACTCCGCAAAGCGATAATGAACCAGACGATATATCTTTATTACTTTTTAATTTTCTTGTGGAAATATCAAAGTGGATCCGCGCGAATAGGTGAAATAGCAAAAGATTCAGGGATACTGACCTCGGAAGATCTGTTCTCAGCAAAGCTGGGACTGCTGGAAGACATAATTGAACAAGAGAAGGAACACAACAGAGAATTACAATCAGGAGAGATTATGAGTTTGGCAGCTGCAGCAGCAGGGGAATTCGCCACCTCTCGCCAAGCAATCATAGATTCAAGATTTATTGCCCAAAAATATTTAATTCAAAATATGGAATCACTGGACCGCCTTTCACGCGAACGAATATCCAAGCGGGTCACTGCTGGATATGATCAACAGCCAATTGGCATCCCCCAGAATAGGTTAGTGAGACTAAAAAACAGCCACCTCCATACAATATCATCCCTGACAGGGGCTTCCTCGGGGAAAAAAATATTCAATATGAAGACTGGAACCCTATCAAGGCTGCAGCCAGAGATAAGGATTTTCAAAACAAAATATGATAAAGAGATGGCAAAAAAGGGTGAAGTGGAAATTAAATTTCCCACCCACAATGATTTGAGTATGTTTAAATATAATCCAAATTTCGCAAAAAAGAAGCCATTAGAATTTCCAAAAACAAAACGGGGATTCGGAATAAAAAGCTTTAGCTGGAGCTACACTGGTGCTGATCCATTTTCGGTAGATAAAGACATAGAGGCAGTTTTGGAGCTATATTTCCAGGACTTTGCTCAGTTTACTGCCCTACGCGGAATGGACGAGGATAAAACTTATCGCTATATTGATTTAATAGTCCCCCTCGATGGCGAGCAGCAAGGTGCCAAGGAAAACCTGGGGGCCATTTTTAATAATGATATCCGCATTCAAGCTGGCTGGCAACGCCCAGAATCTATGAGCGATGCAGAAGCCAACGCCATCACTGCGGGAAATATTGATCTCCATTTGACAATGCAAGATTACAGTTTGACATTCGATGGCAATGCCAACGGTGCAGCCAGCATTACCATCAACTATAGAGCAAGAGCCGAGACTGCGGCAAAGAACAAGCTCATTAATATTTTAGCACCAACGAAAGAGGAGATGACCGATATATTATCCACCAAGACTGCAATCGCCGCATTGGGAATCATTGATGAAAGCTCGGGAAAAAGAGAAGAACTCATAAAAGAAAAAACACAAATAGAGACGAATGCTAGGAACAGAGCAGTTAAAAATTTGGTTGAGACACTCATCGATGAGAAATCGATTTATTGGAGAGATATAAACACCAGGGGGGTACTTGATTCTGCACTGGGAAAACCAACCGCGAAAAGAGCTGTTGACTTATTAGCTTTAACAGCAGTTTCGGCCGATGGAAAATACACTGACGGTTTAAAAAGCTCGCTGGAGGATATCAAATCTACAATAACTCCCCCCTCCATCAAAGATCTCGCTCTACTCAAAAATATAAAAGATCGAGAAAAACCGCCATCTGTTCCTGATTCCGTAGAGGCTGGTACTCAACACCGTATATTATACACTTTTTTTGGAGATATTGTCCAAGCTGCAATGCAGCATGCTCTGGACCCAGAGCATGCTGCAGAAATGATGGGAACCCCCAAGGATATTTTGGAGAACATGAAGCTGATATGTTCAGAATTTAAGGTGGGTGGTAAGTCATACAATATTGCCGACTTGCCAATTGACATGGTATTGTTCACACAATTCTTATATGACACCATAGGGAGCACCCAAATTAGTTCGAAACCTATCGCAATGTTCATAAAAGAATTACTGGCACAAGTTGTTATTAATAATGCTGATAAATATATCTCCTTAAAAGACGGAAATACGAGAACCTTTCGCCTCGGATATCACAGTCTTAAAAATCCATTGAAGCCAATTCCTGAAAGGGAATATGATTTAGAGGATAAGGATGACACCAGATTATTTGTCCAGGGTGCAAATTATGAATATCTTGTTTTGTACTCCGACTCTCCAACTCCGGCAGAATTTTTGATTACTAATGGGGATGGCCCAGATTCTTATAAGAACAAAAGAAAAAGAAATGAAGAAAATGGAATATTCCACTTTGTTCTGGGGACCACAACATCTCTGGTCAAAAATATTTCTTTTGAAAAAATAGACTTAGAATATGCCAGAGAGAGGAGATTGACAATTGAGAAAAATGACCCCTATGCTTTACTGGCAAACGTTTTTAATGTCAATATCCAAATGTTTGGAAACAATCTCTTCCGGCCTGGAAGTTATATATACATTGATCCTCGTATTCTTGGATCAATGGGCAACCCTTGGGACAAAAATTCCATCTCAAATGTGATGGGGCTTGGGGGATATCACTTCGTGACACAGGTGAAGAACACGATAACAAATAACTCTTTCGAGACTTCCATAGATGCTGTTTGGAATTCCTCTGGTGATGGTGAGGTCGTCTTCGGCGGTTCAGAAACAAAACCCAAGAGGCAGGAGAAGAAATGACACGCAAGTTCATCACCGACAATAACTCACCTCTCAGTTCAATTTTCACGGAAAGGATCTTTTATGATTTTTTTGCATTCTCTCTCCAAGGGAACCCCACGTTTAGAGATCCGACCGGAATTAAAAATTATTGGAACTTTGAAAACCTTCTTTATGGAAAGGTTGATAAAACCCTGTCGGTCATTGAACCTATCAGCGAAATATTGGTGACAATACCGAATCAGGGCGAGATCATTTATTCTTTCCCAGAAGTTGCGACATCCTTTCTAAACTTCCAGGAAAGGTTCAAAATCCCAGCAAAAACGGGTAGGCTCGCAGAAGATGGGTATTTACAAACACCAAATTTATATCGCGGGTTTATTGATGCAACTGTGAACTATAATCAGTTTTTGACGGATATCATTTCTCAGTTCAACAAGCGCCTGTTCGACACTCAGAAAGAGTCAGAAATAAAGAATATAAAAGATTACTCCAGGGTATTTTTTAAATATATAATTGAAAATATAAATATTCCTTTTTTAACAAAGACCTCATATCATTTATCAAGAGAGAACTCTTCTCTGGGATCCGCATTGAGTTTGGAAATTACAGACCTAAACCCGGCATCCAATAAAGACAAAGATGAATTCATCAAAGGCAAGAATTTTGCATTTTATAAACAGGCGGCAATTAACTCTGGGTTCCTTATCGATAAGAACATTCCGTGGAGATTAAATTTTGATTTGTCATCTCCAGCGAATGCGGAAAAGATATCGCCAGGATACGACTCTGCGGATTTGGCAGCAAGTTTTCTTAATCAAAACTTTGCAAAAGTTGCAACTCAGGATATGGATTACCTTATCTCTACGGTCGTTGTGGGATACAACTCATTGGTTGCAAGAAAGGATTTTTATATGGATGGCCGCTGTGCGAAAGCGAGGACACAAACAACAAAAGAAGATATGCTCAAGAACACTTTGAAAATGAATTATTGGACGAGCAAATATATTAAATTAAGAAATTATGAATCTGGAAATCAATATACGGATCCTGAAATAGAAAAAATAATTTTTAATGCCAATGACATGACACGAGGGAAAATTGAATATATAGACAAGAAATTTAGAATGCCGTTTATCCACGAAGGATCTACTGTTTTCGAAAATATTAAAAATTATTATGCCAATGGGGAAAACATTTCACTTGACAATTTCTCCGAGCGTGTTATAATGATTATAAAGAAATCAATTAACGAAATATATTGAGGAATCGTTGCTATTTCAAACCCTGGATGATAAAAAGGAGTGTGTGGGGATTTATCTTAATGGGGAGCTGTCTTTTAACGAGACCCTCCCAGAGAGCCTAACTCACACTTGGTCCTACTCTTCTTTCTTGGGAGATCGTGATATTCAGTATGCCAGCTTGTACTGCGGCGGAAAGTCCCTTGAGGAACTATGCCCAGAGTCTCTGAGAGACCGCTGGTGCAATGCAAAAAAGAAGTTTGAGGCTTATTTGAAGTCCTTTTCAATAGCTCGTGTATCGCTAAATGAGAACTGTTTTTATGATTTAGTTCCTGAAAAGTTTCTTTTGGAATTTTGCTATGTAAAGGACTTGATATGTCAATATATTTTCGAGAACTATGAAAAGCCGAAAAATTACGATTACCTTTTGGGGCTGGCCAAGGGGCTGGAAAATATCAAACATAGAAAGCTGAATATAAACAGAAACAACCTCTCACTTTATAAAGCAAAACACAGGAAGTTTAAACACAAATTAAACAATCTAAAACACTATTGCCGGTTTAACATGTGTGGCACCAGGACTGGAAGATTAACAACCTTCAAAAATAGCTTTCCAGTCCTAACCCTGGATAAACAATTCCGCTGTGTCGTAGAGCCTCACAATGATTATTTCGTAGAGCTTGATTTCAACGCAGCAGAGCTGAGGACACTGATCGCTCTACAAGGGAAACCCCAACCCAAGGGAGACATCCACGAATGGAACATCCAGAATGTCTTTCGAGGCTTGGGAACGAGAGACGAGGCCAAGAAAAGAATATTCGCTTGGCTATACAACCCTGAGAGCGATGATTATCTTTGCAGCCGTGCTTATGATAGAGAATCCGTGGTACAAAAGTACTTCACTCAGGGTCAAGTGACGACCTTTTGGAACAAGGTCATCCCCTCGGAAGAGCGAACAGCCTTAAATTATATTATCCAATCAACATGCGCTGAAAATGTTTTGAGACAAATGATTAAAGTATCTAATTACTTAAAAGGATGTAAATCATATGTTGCTTTTCCGATCCATGATTCTATTATATTGGACTTTTCGCTTGAAGACCGAGAAAACCTCTCAGAGATAATACACATCTTTTCCAATACGGAATTGGGAAAATTCTTAGTCAATGTTAGTGTCGGGAAGAATTTTGGCAACCTTAAAAAGCTGGAGGTTTAAATGAACATCATAGGTCTTGGCAGTGCTGGGTGCGGAATCGCTGAAGCCTTTTCGCAGTATCCTCAATATAAAATATTTAAAATAGATGTTGACATTTCTGGTGATAGGTGCTATAATGTACCTAAGTTTAAACAAGCAGAGGAGTATGAGCAATATAAATTTCCAAAATTGAAATCATTTTTTAAGGGAATATCTGGGGAAACCCTGTTTATCATCGGAGGAGGGGGAAAAATATCTTGTGCCTCCTTAAGGATTCTTGAAATTATCAAAAAGTTACCCATATCAATATTATACATAAAACCAGAAGAGGGATTACTGAATCCATCTCAGTGCCTACAAAACCGTGCTGTATTCGGTGTGATGCAGGAATATTCAAGATCTGCCGTATTTGAAAAGATGTATATTGTCTCTAATGACTCTCTAGATTCCATCGCAGATGGTGCACCAGTAATAGGATATTACGATAAACTCAACGAAATACTTGTTTCCGCCTTGCACATGATAAATGTATTTTATAATACAGAACCAGTATTTGGTAAAATTTCCAAACTCAAAGACACCCATCGCCTGATAACAATTGGCATGTTCGATATTGAAAAGAATAAAGAAAAAATGTTTTTTTCCCTTGACAGACCCCGCCATAAATGTTATATTTATAGTATAAACGAAAACAAGTTGAGGTCAGATAACAAATTATTTAAAAAAATAAAAAATTTAGTAAAATCAAAGACACAAGAAAATCTTAATATAGAGTATGTGATATACTCAAATGATTGGGATTACGACATGGGCTATGTAGTGGAGGCTAGTCCATATATTCAATTAGAAGAACTAAACAAACCCAGCGGGACGAAAGATTTGTCGTCCCGACTATAGCCAACCGGCACAATAATAATAGAGGAGAATAATAAGATGGCATTAGACATCTCAAAAATTCGAGCACGACTCGATACTGTAAAAAACAACGGCAAAGCGGGAGGCTCGTTTTGGCGTCCAAAAGACGGCACACAAGTCATCCGCATTGTTCCAACAGCGGACGGTGATCCTTTCAAGGACTATTGGTTCCACTACAATCTGGGGCCAGAGCAGCGAGGGGGACTTCTTTGTCCGAAAAAGAATCATGGAGATAGTTGTCCCATCTGTAATTTCAAAGATCAACTTTGGAAAGAGTTTAACGAAACTCAAGATCAAGATACCATGAAGCTGGCCAAGGATTTATCTCCACGGCAAAGATTCTTCTCACCAGTGATGGTGAGGACAGAGGAGTCTGAGGGCATCCGAATTTGGGGATATGGTAAAGAGGCGTATACTTCGCTCCTTAACCTTGTTTTAAATCCCGAATACGGAGATATTACAGATATTGATGATGGGACAGACCTGACCTTAACATATGGAAAGCCCCCAGGTGCAACCTATCCTAAAACTACCCTGACTCCCCGTCGTCGCACAGGTCCACTTTGCGATGATATTGTTGGCGGAGACGAAGAATGCACTCGATTGCTGGAAAATATTCCAAAGTTTGATACTCTTTTCGTGATGAAGAGTAAGGAGGAGGTACAAGCTGCTCTTGATGGCTTTATTTCGTCGCTGGAACCCGACACGGGAAACAGTGCACCAGAGCAACTGCAGGCGGAAGAGACATCAGATGTCCTTGCAGCATTTAATGAACTGACTGGCAATTAAGAGCCGTTTACCCACGAGGAGGGCGGAATTCCGCCCTCCTCATCACATTACAATAATTAACATATTTAGAGAGTACAATGACAACAGAGACGACAACAGAGACGACAACAGCAACCGAAGGATCCACAGCAACCGTTCATTATCGAGGAACTTTGAATGATGGCACTGAATTCGATAATTCCCATACACGCGGTGAACCAATTACCTTTACAGTCGGTGCAGGAATGATGATTCCGGGGTTCAATAACGCCGTCACTGGTATGACAACCGGAGAAACCAAAACAGTGACAATTCCTGCAGAAGAGGCATATGGTCCTGTGAACCCAGAGGCAAAAACTGTGGTTCCTCGATCCAACTTTCCATCGGAGATCGAACTAACTGATGGCATGCCAGTTCCCCTTCGCACTCCTCAAGGTCGTACCGTTTATGGTCGTATCACGGAGCAACAAGAGGATGCTGTAACGGTTGACCTAAATCATCCGCTGGCTGGGCAGGATCTCCAGTTTGAGATTGAGCTGGTTTCGGTTACGAGTGGGCCTACTGACACCACCACCGATACAACCACCACTACTGACACCACCACTACTGACACCACCACTACTGACACCACCACTACTGACACCACCACTACAACAACCTAGCAGTTCTTCTCTGGCCGCAGGGAGGCACGGGCTTACAGGTGTCTCACTTTATTTTATAAACAAAGAAGCTCAAGTAGATGAAAATACCAATTAAAGGCGGAGCAATAAATGGCAAAGAGAACTAAATCGTCTGCTGGAAAACTTTCTATGACAGATATGAGAAAGATGATTAATAAAAAGGCGGGAATGAATGTCGCCCACAATTTGAAAGAGGAGAACCCTACAGAGGTCACTCAATGGATCCCAACAGGTTCTCGGTGGCTTGATTCAATTATTTGTCGAGGTCAGCTGGCTGGAATTCCCGTCGGAAAAGTAACAGAAATCGCGGGCCTTGAGTCTACTGGGAAGTCCTATATGGCCGCCCAAATCGCGGCAAATGCTCAAAAGATGGATATGGATGTTGTTTATTTTGATTCTGAATCTGCCATCGACCCGGACTTTCTAGAAAACACTGGCTGCGACCTGGACAGGCTGGTTTATGTTCAAGCAACTTCTGTCGAGTTTGTTTTAGAAACCATGGAAGAGTTACTCGGCTCTGATAATCAAATTCTCTTTATCTGGGATTCTCTGGCCCTAACCCCTGCAATTTCGGATGTAGAAGGAGACTTTAACCCCCAGTCATCTATGGCGATGAAGGCTCGCATTTTAGCCAAGGGGATGTCAAAGTTAACTCTAGCTATAGCGAATACTAAGTCCACATTTTTGGTTCTCAACCAGCTAAAGACAAATATCACTCGTTCACCCAGCGAGGCCATGACGACTCCGTATGTCACACCCGGAGGCAAGGCTATGATTTATGCATATTCTTTGCGCATCTGGCTCACAGGCCGCAAGGCAAAGGCAAGCTTCGTTTTGGATAGCAATGGGTTTCGTATTGGATCCGAGGTCAAGGTGAAGCTTGAGAAATCTCGATTTGGAACACAAGGGCGCCGGTGCAACTTCCGTATCCTGTGGGGCGGTGACCAAGTCAGCATCCAAGATGATGAGTCTCTGTTCGATGCTGTAAGAGGGTCCGACACAATTCTCCAGTCCGGTGCTTGGTATACCATGATTTTTGAAGATGGTAAATCTGAAAAATTTCAAGCTGCAAAGTGGGCGGAGAAGATGAGTACCGAGAAGTTCAGACAAAGAGTATATCAGATTATGGATGAAGAAGTCATTATGAAGTTCAACAAACGCGAAGGTAAAGCCGAAGATTATTACGACATCGAAGAATAGCTCATCGCACTACCTTTGGGTAGTGTAGATACTATTTGTAATATGGATCCGCTTTTAAAGGCAAAATACGATAAGTTACTTTTTGAATTGAAATATCTAGAAGCGGATCTCGAATATCACAATTCTGTTCTGTCCACCGCCGATAGTGAGTTTAAGAATTGCTTTTATGCAGAGGTAGACAAGCGAGGAGTCCGCAGCCGACTGGACATTAAGCCAAAAACTCAAGAAGAAATAAAACTAAATCGAAAACAGCGAAGAGCAAAAAAGAAGGCGAGCAAGGCGGCAGAATCTCTTTACAAACAAATCGCAAACAAAACACATCCAGATAAATTATTAAAAGTATCTGATGAGGAGCGCGCCGAAAAAGAGAAGAAGTTTCTAGAGGCCAGTGAGGCAAAGGAGACGGACAACATTTTAAAACTTCATTCTTTGGCAAAAGAATTAAACATAGAGATTTTAGAAATCTCGGAAGAACAACTAGCCCTGTTCGAGCAGAAGACATCAGAGATTAAAAAACAAATATATATTAAAAAAAACACATGGATTTGGGCTTGGTATAATGCCAAAAGCGAAAACCGCGATTCGATCATGTCCAGATATCTCGATTGTGTCTTGACAAACATCCCGAAATGATGATATAATATATCACAGGAGAAGAAATGAAAAGATTGGTAATTATTGATGCCCTCAACGCATACTTTAGAGCTTATATCGTAGACCCGAGCTTATCCATGAATGGTGATCCCATAGGCGGATACAAGGGGTTTATGAAAATTCTGCAAAAACTTTGTCGAGAACTTCAACCAGATGAAATCGTCATCGCCTGGGATGGCCCCGGCGGATCGCAAAAGCGCAAGGCGGTAAATAAAAATTATAAAGAAGGCAGAAAGCCGATTAGACTCAACCGTTCCGTGAGGACACTAACGGAAGATCAGGAGTTGCAAAACAAGGTGTGGCAGCAACTTCGACTTATGGAAATGTTAAACTTCGCTCCAGTGATTCAGCTGGTGAGTGATGGAATAGAGGCTGATGATGTAATCTCATATGTGAGCCAGTATCATAAATACGATGGGTGGCAAAAGATAATTGTTTCAAGCGACAAAGACTTCTTCCAGCTATGCGATAATGAGACGGTCTTGTACCGCCCCATTCAGAAGGTCTTCATGAATCGTCCAAGAATACTTAAGGAATTCGGAATACATCCGACTAACTTTGCCATGGCCAGAGCCATCGTTGGCGATAAATCAGATAACCTCCTCGGAGTGAGGGGAGTCGGCCTAACAACAGTGGCGAAAAAGATGCCCTTCTTCGCCGAAGAGGAGGATGTAACCATCGACGACATAATGGGGTTTTGTGAAAACGATAACACAGGGCTTAAAACAATAGCATCGATTGGGGAGTCTCGCGATTTGATAGCGGAAAATTATAAAATAATGCAGCTCTATAGTCCATCTATCTCGGTACAAACAAAGAGTAAATTAAAATATTCCCTAGACAGTTTTAAATCTGAATTTAATAAAACAGAGATGATTAAACGCATGAATGAGGATGGGTTCGGAGAGTGGAATACAACATCTTTATTCTCCATATTTAAGAAAATCGTAAGTAATTCTTGACAAGAATCACAGCAGATGCTATACTAGTAATTCAACACGGGGGGATTTATGTCAAAGGAAGACTTTAGTCAATATGGTAAGGATTTTCAAGAAGCTTTGTGTCATTTGATTTTAGTCGACCGACCGTTTGCAGATCAGATGTATGAGGTTCTGGATATAAATTTTCTAGAACTAAAATATTTACAAGTTTTTGTGAGACTCATCCGGGAACATCGAGAGAAATTTCCTGTTCATCCAACAGAGAATATCATGAAGTCTATTCTGCGAACAGAACTGTCTAATGAATTGGATTCTGTACAGCAACAAATAAGAAACTTTTTTGCAAGAATTTTTAAAACAGAAATAGAAGATTCGGAATATATTAAAAGTGTGTCTTTGGACTTCTGCAGAAAACAAAAGCTAAAAGAAGCAATGCTCAAATCGGTTTCTCTAATTAAAGACTCTTCATTTGATGAGATATCTCAGGTTATAAATGACGCCCTTAAGCTAGGTTCGGATTCCGATTTCGGACACGACTATATGCGAGACTTTGAGCAGAGGTTCCTTATAAAGTCTCGGGACCCGGTACGAACTGGCTGGGCAGAAATAGATAGGATCACACACCAGGGTCTTGGTAATGGTGAGCTCGGTGTTGTTATAGCTCCAACTGGTGCCGGAAAATCTATGGCCCTTGTCCACCTGGGGGCACAGGCAGTCATGGACGGTAGAAACGTTGTCTATTATACTCTGGAATTGTCGGATACAGTTGTTGGTTCGAGATTTGATAGCTGCATAACTAATGTACCGCTAGACGATCTCCGAAGCTTCAAGGATGAAATATATGAAAAAATTGATGATCTGGAGGGGAAGCTAATCGTCAAAGAATATCCAACAAAGTCCTCCTCCGTTATGACCCTAAAAGCACATGTAGAGAAATTAATTAATAGGGGCTTTAAACCCGATGTTCTTATCGTTGATTATGCGGACCTTTTACGTCCTGCCTCAACATTGAGGGAGAAAAGACATGAATTGGAGACTATTTATGAACAGCTCCGTGGCTTGGCGCAAGAACATAAATGTTGTGTTTGGACCGCATCGCAGACAAACCGTTCCGGCTTGAATGCTGAAGTTATTACCATGGAATCAATAAGTGAGGCTTTTAATAAGTGTTTTGTCGCAGATTTTATATTTTCAATATCCAGAACATCGGAAGACAAATTGAATAATTCCGGCCGTGTTTTTATTGCCAAGAACAGGAACGGGGTTGATGGGGCAATTTATCCTATTTTCATGGACACCTCCAATATCACAATTAAGGTATTTCCATCCTCCGGAGAAACAATCGGAGAGGTCAAAAGAGATGCGAAAAAGCGACAAGAGCAGAAGCTAGTAACACTATACAAGAAAAATAAAGGCGGAAGGAAATAAATGTCAATCAGCACCCTACAGGATTATACAAGAATAGCAAAATATGCTAGATACTTACCAGAAGAAAAACGCAGAGAAACCTGGAAGGAGCAAGTAAGCAGGGTCTTTTCCATGCATCGAGAAAAATTTAAAGAATACCCGGAAGTGATGCCTCATATTGACCTCGCAGAATCGGCTGTCTTAGAGAAGGATATATTAGGATCCCAACGTATTTTGCAATTTGGCGGCGAACCCATCTTTAAGCACAATGCAAGAGTTTATAATTGCAGTTTCGGGCATATTAACAGACCCAGGGCATTTCAGGAGCTTATGTACCTTCTTTTGTGTGGAAGCGGCGTCGGGTTTTCTGTACAGAGGCACCACATTGCAAGGCTACCGCCAGCTGCAAAAAGAGTGCATCCCTGTCAGACCTACATAGTACCTGATACGATAGAGGGCTGGTCCGATGCTGTCGGTGTCCTCGTCGCTAGTTATTTGGGTGGAATTCCGGAATTTGAAAAATATATTGGGTGTAAGGTTGTATTTGATTATTCAAATATCCGACCGGCCGGCTCTCCCTTAAGTTCCGGTGCAAAAGCCCCTGGCCCCGGTGGGTTAAAAAGATCCATCGAAAAAATCGAGGAGATTTTCGAAAAAAGAATTCAATCCCTAAACAGGGTTTCCCTTCGCCCAATAGATATATATGATATTATCATGCATGCTGCCGATGCAGTTATCTCTGGAGGAGTCAGGAGATCGGCCACAATCGCCCTATTCTCCCCGGACGACAAGGCCATGGCGACCGCCAAGACAGGAAACTGGTTTATCGAGAATCCTCAGAGGGGCAGGTCAAACAACAGTGCATTGCTGGTAAGAGACAAGACGACAAAAGAAACTTTTAAACAGCTCATGGCATGTGTTAAGGAATACGGAGAACCCGGATTTGTTTGGACGGAAAGCACCGAGATGGGATTTAATCCATGTGTCGAGATCGGACTCTATCCCGTAGATGTTGAAACGGGTGCAACCGGATGGCAATTCTGTAATTTGGCGGAGATTAATGGCAAAAGGGCCAATACCGAGGAGAAGTTTTATGAAGCATGCAAGGCCGCAGCAATACTTGGGACTCTCCAAGCAGCATACACAAGCTTCCCCTACCTTGGGGAAACCACAGAGAGAATTACTAAACGCGAGGCACTGCTGGGTGTCTCCATTACTGGAATGATGGACAGCCCCGATATCCTTTTTAATCCACAGATTCAAAGAAATGGCGCAAAAATTGTAAAAGACATCAATAAGGAAATCGCCTCCATTATTGATATTAACCCGGCCGCTAGAACGACTTGTATAAAACCAGCTGGCTCAACCAGCTGTATTCTTGGCACTGCTAGTGGCATCCACCCTCATCACGCGAAAAGATATTTCAGGAGAGTACAAGCCAACATGCAGGAGAACCCAGTTCGTCATTTTAAGAAGATTAATCCAAGAGCAGTTGAGACTTCCGTTTGGGATCCAAATGGAATGACAGAGGTGATTACATTTTTGTGTGAAGTTCCCATAGGAGCAAAGACTAAAAATCAAATCAATGCTCAAAATTTGCTAGAGAGTGTCAAACTGACTCAACAGAACTGGGTTAGGTATGGGACAAATAAAGAATTGTGCACACAACCGTGGTTAAGTCACAATGTTTCCAACACTATACATGTACGGTATAACGAGTGGGATCTCATAGAGGATTATATTTTTAAAAATAGAAAATACTTTGCAGGAATTTCTTTAATTCCAAACTCTGGAGACAAAGATTATCCACAGGCTCCATTCTGTGCAGTGCCGTATCCTCAAGATATCTTGAGAGAATATGGACCTGGATCCTTTTTCGCCTCTGGTATTATAGAGTCTGCTCTCAAGGCTTTTCTGGGAGACTTATGGGCAGCGTCTGACTGCCTGCTGGGAATAGGCGAGCCAATTGAATTGGCTGACTGGTTAAAGAGGGAATGGCTAACCTCAGCAATTAAATTTGCTGATAGTCACTTTGCCGGTGATGTGAGGAAAATGACCTATTGCCTGAAAGATATTTATAATCTCAAGAAGTGGGAAAAACTATCTCTTGAGTATAAAGATGTTGACTGGACAACAATGTGTGAGGAAGAGGATAATATAGATTTTCAACAGGAATCCGCATGTGCCGGCGGAGCTTGTGAATTGCCAGCAGAATACTTAAAGGCACTTAGAAACTTAAACAACCTAGAGGAGATATAATGTTTACACCATGTAACCGATATTTATTAGTTGAGAAAATTGAAAAAGAAGAAAAGACCAGAAGCCTCATAGAACTGCCAGAGGGAACTTTTGACACAGAAACTAGATTTGAGAAAGTATCTATTAGGGCTATCTCTTCTGATGTTCGCCCCCCTCTTAAGGTGGGCAATGAAATCGTTGTTCTCAGTCACATGATCGAAGAGGTGGATTTTGGAGATGAAACTGTCTATTTAGTATTAGAGAACCATGTTCTTGGAATTACCGGAGGGAGATAAGATGAAAGTGAATAAAAAATTTTTAAATTTGTTGAGAAGTCTCATTAAAGAGACACTAAAGGAGAGGGAAGTTCTTCTCGAATCTCCAGTCAGGAGCAATCGAGAAATAATTGCCGAAGAAAAGATCAACAATCTCATAAAATAAAAGAATCATCGAGCATTTGAAACTAGATATGCATATATATCATCACAACACCGTAGTAATCGGAGGGGGGTTAAATGCTGCACTGTATTCTTACTATAATAAGCTCCCTTGCATTTATCGCTGCGGTGCTGCCCCTTTTAGGTTTGATGTGCTGGAACAAGGACCACTGTTGGACTCCGAAAATGTCAACATGCTGGAAATCTGGAAAAAATTAAATTTTATTCTTGGGTTATCTGGGCAGATCCCAATGGGTGATCGGGTTTCTTCAATAAATATTCATGAAAATATACTGAAAGCTATTACTCACAATTCTCGATTAGGGAAATTTGAGTTTGAAAAGCTAATAGTGTTTGATGATAGACACATTTCTGGCCTGCCTCCAATTAAGAAGAGGGACATTAAAAAATGTAGGGTTATTGATTGGTTTCATGTTCGTTCTGGTATGGAGCACGATCATGATTTGTTGGAGACAGAGGATGAATTTATTCAAAAGGTAATTTTCTACCCCTCGGACAGGTTTGGAAATCAAAAATCAGGAAGAGTCAGAAAAGACCTCGTGTCGATATCATATCTCGATGACAATGAGATAAGAGATTTCGAGTATTCTGGCACAATGGCAAGATTTAAAATTCTCCAGATGATGAAGGGTGCAGGAATAAGGGGTGCTCGCAATGGTCGAGACACATATAACCCAGAGATTTATCGGTACTACTCTCCGAAGATTGAAGCAACACAAAGAGAAATTTTCCCCGACATTAAAAATTATTATGAGGATGATAAGAGATTTGAATTTCGATATGATACACCAGAAGAAGTTCTTCATCAGTTTAAGTGCACTCCGGATAATTACTCATCAAAATTATTAAAACTATTAACAAAAGGAGACTAATTATATAAGTTATGGGACACTTAAAGGACATTAGCGAAACTTACTTAACTCATTGCCGACATGCATTGGCTTTGAGTTCTCGTCTTTTGATTGCCTCTGTTTGTCAAACATTCCATGCTTTCATTCCAGATGTTCATCCCCCATTTGGTTCAGATGTGAGATCTCTCATTTCTTTTCTGGAATCAAAACTACCGGAGAATAGAAAATGAAGAAATTATTTGAAGGCTTTCACCGCTGGGAGATCCTCACTGAAGAACAACTTCTTGTCGAGAGCATCCTTAAAGACGCGAAGAAAAAATATCCAAAATACGTCGACTTTATTAGCAAACTGAGCGAAAGAGACCCGTCTGGGAAAAATAAATACTTGATGTGGTCGTCAAAGCAGTTCGCAAAGATGGCAGAGGGGTGGGCCAAAAAAGCCGGCCATGAAGACCCCGTCGATGTCCCCCCTGCCGAACTCGCTGCAGCGGTATACCCAATCTATCAGGCGATCGCCGACACTGTCGATCAATTTCACGCCAACCATCAGAACCTAAAAAGTAAAAAGATATCTACGGATATCAACACCTACAAGACAATAGATCAAATCAACGATGTTTTAAAGAAACTCGGATTGACCCAAAAATTGCAGAGGGCAAAGAAGCGCGAGGCCGCCAAAGAGGGGGCAACGAAGCTTGATGAAAACGATGATTTTTGGATGATAAGGCCAGACACGACAGAAGCCTCTTGTTATTATGGCCAGGGCACCAAATGGTGCATCGCGGCAACCAAGAGCAAAAACTATTTCAAGCAATATACTGGCGAAGGCAAAGCTTTCTATATGATCATGATGAAAAATCTCGACCCCACCGATGCTGGCAGGATGATAACCTTACAATATAATCGCTATATATATGGCGGTGTCGAACCTGAATTAATCTGGGACTGGCCAAATGACCCAATCAAGGAGGACGACTTTCTCGAACATGTTACTAAAAACATCATTGGAGGATATATCGCCGATTATGAAAAGGTTTATGAAGAAGTCAAAGAATTCGCCTCGGACCCAACGGATAAAAACTTAACGGAGAATATCAAGAAACTCGCCATAGAGATGTTAAAGAGCGGCGAGTATGAAACAGAAATTGATGCAGACGACATCGAAACCCCGCAGCCCGAAGAACTCGCAGAAGCCATGATGGATACATTCCGAAACGCTCAAAATGGGTTATTTTACACCGCCTCCTCACATGCAGAGGAAAACCCAGCCGGGGCATCGGAGGAGGATTATCAAGAAATCCTGGCTGAGCACGATCTTCAGAATGTGCATGTCCGTCTCCACGAGTACGAGGAGGGATTCCACTACAGTGCCGATATGAGCTGGCAGCTGCCCGACGACCTTACCTATGCTCTAGACGAAGACGGAGAGGAAACAGACTTCGACGACTGGTCTGGCGATATTGAGCAAATTTTCAGAGACATTGCCGATAATTATTGGATTTACCCGGATGAAATATCTTTGGATAATTATAGCGGTGAGTCTAGAATTGACTTTCAAATATACCCCACAGATGCTTCCCCTGGTATCGATGGTTTCGATACTTGGTTGTCTGAATTCGACGAAGCAGATGGCAAATACCATCAAGTTTTAGAAGATGTGCTAGAAGAAATGGCAGAACAGGGGATCACTGTATCTCCGGAAAACGAAGAGCGAAAGGACATGTTTGCAAAGCTACAGAAGCTCAAAAACTTTGAATTTAGCTTCGAAAAGGGAAAGGTATCGGTACACCAAACAGAACCCTTTGAAGAGGAATTCCCCCTTGCTATCGCCATGGGAATTCCAGATTTGATTTTTCCTGAGCCTCGCCCGTCGGGAAGAGTCTATACCGACCCCCGATCGGATTGGATAAAGTGGCAGTTAAAAGTGGCATCAACAGCCTACGAAACCAGAACGGCTTTTCAGTATGCCCTCACAAATACATATAGCAAATGGTATACTATCGCCCGTGAGGCTGAAAAACAAATGAAATTCCCGCTGGAAGAGGCTCGCTTGAGCCTTCCAGTCGTTCCTTCACCACTACGACCCGGTGAAGATTTAAAGGGAGAGTTCGCTTCCTATGAAATTGACTTGGAGAACGGAGGAACAGTCGCCGGCCATATTGAGTTCTATGGATTTCTTCCAGATAGTCCCTTTATAAATTATGTTTATTGGCTAGATAACAACCTAGAACTCTTTTACGATGCCACCACCAAATACCTTCTGAAACAGGCCGAAGAACGACATATCTCGAATCTAAATCAATGGCCAGAAAAATTCAAGACCGGCAAAGAGAGCGCCGTAACAGAGCGAGTTTCCTACAGGAAACTTTATGAAAATTGGAAAAGGTGGCCAAAGGAATGAAGCTCCTCATAGAACGCTGGCGCCAATATATAAAAGAGGGCGAAACGGAATATTTCCCATGGCTTAAAGGTATCCGAGAATCCGATGATCTGGGAAAACAACGAACAATCGCGGAATCTGATCTCTTTAAAAAGCTCGGCTCTGGATCTTTTCGCACGGTATATCAACCAGTTAGCGATCCTGATTATGTTATCAAACTTATCCATGGCAATAGTGATTACGAAATGCAAATGAATAAAGATGATTTCGACACCGCTCTAAAATATCCTTTCATTTTTCCGAAGGCATACACTCATGCTGATGATTATTCTTGGGTTGTTATGGAAAACACATCACCCCTTACTAAATCAGAAGAGATGCAGCAAGTTCTGGACCAGTCCTTCCCCTCTGAACAGAAAGCCCTATTGGGATCCCACACATTCCTGGCCGCGAATCCAGGACTCAATACTGCAGACGCATTTGGTATCATGAAGATGATTATGGATTCTTTCAGGTCTGATAGAGAGGAACTCCCTCTGAGCGGGGATACATCCGATAGCCTTGCCGACGAAATTCAGAAGATTATTGTTCCCGTGTCCGGACCTGCTTACCAGGAGCTAAGTAAAGTTATGCACGACTTCCCTATTGATAAAGAGGAGATTGGGAGGTACAACATCGGCCGGGATAAGAAAAACAATTTTAAGATTATTGATTCTTCGGTATTTGATCCGGATTTCGATTATAATCCCGAGGAGGAAGCATGAAACTACTACTTGAAAACTGGCGAGAGTATTTAGAAAAACTGAAGGAACAGCAGACCCCCAACAAAAGAAAAAATTTATACGATGATTATTATATAACTTATGATATCGACGGCCCCGATAGTGTTGATTCCCGTTCAACCGATGAGGTAGGGTATCAAGTATGCGATAGTGAAGACAAAATTGGAGGTACCGTTAGGTTATATACGGCCAATGGCGATAAAGTGATGTGGTTTTATATACATAAATACAGAGGCTGGCTAGGAATCCTTCACGATGTCGGCATGTGCAGTTACCAAGATGATGACTGTAAATACTGTGTGTCGGACCTTATCGACTACAAAATTATTACCGACGAGTTTGCGGACAAGGATTTATACAGCGGGCACTGGGATGTGGACGATGGCGAATTATACAGGAGCGACATCAGCGACTTGACAGCTGCCAAACTTGGGATAGCACTCAGGGAGTCTGTTTTGGCAATTCTTAAGGAGAAGCTCAAAGCCGAATATTATGTAATGGCCGATGCAACCCACCAGGGAT